ATCTTTCTTTCCCACCCATTGTACCATTTAATAAATCAGAATCAAATGAACCAGTATTAGTTAATCTAAGGGTATGTTTAAGTTTTGTTAAATCAGTAAATGTCCCACCAGTATATAAATCTTTAATACGTGTTTCGTCAAAGTGGAAAATAAATCTACTATATTTATGTTCAGTTATTGAACCGCCATAAAATAATTCTGTTACTGGGTTTAGACCAGTATTAACAAGTGAATTACTAACTATTGTATTGTTTTTATCGAAAAATGTACGAATTACCATGTTGTTTTTATTATAAATATCTATAAAACACAGTAAATATCACTTAGTTAATACGAATATTTGAAGATAACATTGATTTCTCTAGGTCATCAGCTTTTGCTTTAAATGCTGCTATTGATTGTTTATTACCAGTAGTTGTTAAATCAGTTGCTGGGTTACCACTACCATTATGTACATGGTTAAAGACAGCATCTTTGAGTAATATTAAATACTCTAATAAAACATCACCAAATGGTACTTGGTGGGCTCCTTTTAATATCTCAGCTAATTCCTCATTACTGATTAAATCAGTAGGGTTAGTGGTATTAAATCTTGGGCTACCACCATCATGTGTTATCAAGTTTATTTTATTTGCTACTATATTTGTAACAGTACCTTTTTTTTCATCACTAAGATTAGTTTTAGGTGAAATTACAACATCGTTTTTAATTTGAATATAAGCTTGGGTCTTGCTATTAAACTTAAACGAATAAGGGTTGTTTTCATTAGGTGTACTTAATTCAAATTTACCAGCTCTAAGAACTATTTCGTTTTTTTTCTGAGTGATTTCAGTATTATATCTACCTTGGATAGAGACATCTTCAGACCTTGGAAAAACCCCATTTAATTCTGTAATTTGATTGGGATTAATTTTTGGTGTTTGAGTCCCAAAAGTAAAACCACCTAATGCTGTATATTGAAAAGGGTCTTTATCTAATAATGGTAACTGTGATATAATAGGTCCAATATATAATCTATCAGCGTGTTGATTTTCTTTGCTTAGTGTTATTACCCAAACGACTTCTCCAATCTTAGGTTGTACTGATAGATGTTTTGGTAGCAAAGGGAAACACCAAGGTAAATTATTTAATTCAGTTGGACTAAGTTGATTGTCTGGTGTATCACCATCACCACCTGTAGATACAGGTCCTTTTATATATACCTTTATTCTACCAAGGCCAGTATCCTTAGCACCATAATCACTTTCGACAGCTTTAACAACACCATATCTAATTGGTGAGTAAGTATCTAAATTATTATAAATACTCTCACCACCACGAACTACCTTAGTTGAATTATTCTCCATATTACTCTCCTTTTAAACGTTTAACTAAAATACTATTAGCTTTATCAAATGCTTTTTCGATTTCTTCCATTTTATTATAATCGTTCAACATTTTTATTTTTAATGCTTCATAATCTGCTTCAAATTGTTTTATCTTGAATAGTATTTCGTTACTTGATAATGTTTCTAAATCTTCCATGTTGTATTCTTTTATTATCTTATTATACCAACACCTGTACCAATTGATGTGGTGGCACCTTGAGATGGTACTGGTGCTCCTAAATTACCAATACCTATTGTATTGACGGCAATTCCTGGTTGTACGGCCACGTCAATTACTGCTTCAGTTAATAACGCATTCACTATTTGTTGTACCCTGATATATTCCATGGTTTCTTCAACATTTGGACCATCAGCAAATACATCACCAACAACTCTACCTGCATCTGATTGTTTACTAATAATATCAGCTGCTATACTCTGAGCCGATAGTCCAGGACGCAACTTACCACCACTCAACACTAATGGTGGTGGTAAAGGTGTTACTGGTGTTTGTGGAATCGAAAATGCTCCTAGTATAATATTCATTATACCATTTATCGAACCTAAATTATATCCAGTGTTTGGTATTGGTTTCTCATTAGCCATTATGCTAGATTGTTAATTATTTCTTTTATTTTATCTTGTTGTATACCAACAAGACTTGACAACTGTGCCAATTGATTTGTGGCTTTCTCTTTTTGTCTTTTAGCTACAGCTGATGCTACTAGAAGTGCTATCTCTTTTAACGCTAACACCAATAATATTTTGATGAGTTGTTCTGATATTTTCTTCATAATAATATTCATCAAGTTTTTATTTTTTTTGATAAAATCAATTGGCCCTGAAAATGTAGCATCAGGTCCATAAACTATTTTATAATTAAGTATGAATGAAAAAATAATCTTCGGTGATAAAAATATACTAATGATTGATTTCGTTAATGCGTTAATTATTTGTTGTATAAAATTTAGTTTTACTGTAGATACATCAGTAGGGTTTCTAACTTTATCAGCACTAGAATTAGCCATAGTGTTCAAATTATTAGTAAGAATATCTTTCTTTTGAATAACATTAGTTGCTGTTACCATTTCATCATTGAAGGTGGTTAAATCAGTAACTGGGACACTTGATGTGAGTGGTGTCGATACATTTATAGGGGTTGAACCCTTTTTCCTATTTGCCGCTTGTAATTGATGTTCATACGTTTCTTCTTTTGAAAAAACAAAGTATGAATCATCCAGACTATTTATATCTGTGTTATTAACCATCTTGTCGATGATATCATTTATTTGGGCCTCTTGTTCTAGTTGTTTTAATGATTTACCCACGAATGATGAAACAGAACCATATATGACATCCATAGTTTTATTAACTACATTTTCTGTATTCAATAATTTAATACCATCAACATAATTGTTATTTAAATCTGTTAAAGTTTTGGTGTCGTAACTAGAATTACTCTTAATAGTAATAGTATTGTTTGGTCGTGTATTATTACCTAAAGAATTAAAGGTAATATCGAATATGTTTTTCCATGTATGTGTTACACCGTCATCTTGTATAACACCATATAAAAATGTGTTAAAATCGGAACTGTTTAATGGTTGTGGTGTTACATCATCATATAATAATTTACCACCCACTGAATTAGGGTCAGTTCTTAGTATATCCAAGAAATCAAGTTGTTTGACTTCTATTATTATTCCAGTACCATCAGATTTAAACCATGATGGTAAGTGTGGGTCAACACCACAACTAACAATAGTTTTCAATTCAAGTTTTAATGCTTGTTTAATACTATTTTCAATCTTAGGTGTTGAGTATATTAGAGTATCAACAATAGAACTAACTAAAATTTCATAACCAACTAATGATTTAACAAGGTCAGTTAAAAAGGTAACAACATTACCGTTATTGTTAACTGAACTAAATGATGATGTAGGTTTTAAATTTGGAAGGCCACCTGTTAATGTTCTAAAAGCACCTATCTTACCAAATACTTCTTTCTTTTTATCAACTATAGACATGTTATTCTTCTTCTATTTCATTATCGGATTCAGAACTATCTCTCTTAATCATCTCTCTGATTGATTTAAAATCACTAAGAGATGCACCACCATCACTTCTTTCAGTAATAGCAGAATCTGCATCACCACGACTTTTAATAATATCACTTTGAAGCTTAGCTAACTCTAATTTAATTCTAATTGCTGAATCCTTAACCTTCAATAAACTACCCTTTTCTTTGGCTATTTTAGTTATATCATCAACATCCGTAGGTGTTGAGCTGGTAGTTAACTCATTTATTGTTTTTTGTGCATCAGTAATTTGTAAACAAGCATCATTATAAGTTTCTTGCATAAGACCTTCTAATGACTCGTTATCGTTTACCTTGACATCTTGTTTCTTTTTTCTAGGCATGATGTAAATTTTTTATTTAATTGTTATACTATAAATACTTCAATTATTATTTTTCTACATCATAGCACCAGCTGGTGGGTTTGGTGGTGTTAAATTTCTACCTTTTTTCTTTAATGCTTCTTGAAATACTTTTGTTAATTTAGGTGGTGGTTCTGGTATGCCATTTAAATTATAATCAATTAATTCACATAACATATTAAACACTTCCATTTCATTAAAATAAACTGGTGGTTGTACGTCTTCATTTAATAATTGTTTATTAACTTTTTCGATAATTTTGCTTTTTGTACTCATAAGTTTTACTATAAATATCTATAAACCGTGATGTTTTAATATTTCATACAATTCTTTATATCGTTTCATAGCTAATCGTATATCTTTGGTTGATAAATTAGTATAGTTACGCATAGTTTCTAATACTGAATTTTTATTATACTTGGCACCACCCTTCATTGATTCAAAAGCAGTTTCCCAATTTTCTAATATTTCAATCAAAGCATACCCAACTTTTTTTTCATTTTCGTTGAGCTTTTTCTTACCTGTTTGAACTTCGTTTTCTAACTCATCTTTGATTCCATCAATAATTTTTTTGATAAACTCATCCATTGAGAAAACATCGGAGTCAATAACATATGTTAAATCTTCTCTTTCTTCTAAGTCTTCCGATATATCTTCATATGAAGATGTTTGTTTCATGTACTTCTCATCCTTGATGAGAAGACCTAAAATGTAATTTTTACTAATCGTACCAAAATAAGAATACGCTTTTTTACCTCTTCCTTGTTCGAATTTATGTACTTTTGTCATTAAGAATGAAACCGTATCGCTATGCAATTCGTCAAATGTTTCACCCTTCCTGTATAACTTGTACTTTCTAATAATTGATTCAATCATTTTATCGAGTGGTGCTTTTAACCATTCATTAAAAATCTGATTCCTTTCTGTTTCGTCTGTTGACTCTAAAAAATTAATAACAGCTTCTTCTTCATTTGGACCAAAGTACATTTCAGTTGTCCTTTTACGTCCTCTTTTAATCATTAAGCGGTTTGTTCTTGGTACGTCAACTCTCTGTCTTTAGGGAAGTAAAATTCTTTTTTAGCTTGCGCTAACCACCATTTCGCTTCGATTGGATTAAGGGTTTCTTTATATGATGCAAACAACGACCCTTCTCTTTGATTGATATGTTTATATCCAAATTTAGGTATTACCATTGTTTTAACTGCTTTGAAGGTCATACGTAGTAAGAATTCATATATGAATGTCAATTTAATGTTTGATTTAAACCCACCAAATTCTTCAAATACTGATTTTTTAATTACAATACCATCAATGTTAAAGTTTTGATAAGCTAATAATGCATTATTATCTAGTATACCAATTTCATCTGAAAAGCTTTGTGCCCATACCGCTTCATTGGTGAAACCAATAAATTGCCCAGCTGAATCTACATCAATAACAATTGGCATAAATAATTCTACATCTGTATGTGCTGCTCTATATTCAACAACGTTTTTAAACCAAATATTGGCGTATTCATCATCGTATTCTAAAAAGCTAACCCAAGCTGATTTTGCTACCTTAACACCATAGTTTACTTGAGAAGCAAAATCTGTGTTGCCTTCGTTTTCTGCAATAGTTACTATGTTTTTTAAATCTCCAAAATCGAGTGATTTAATGTATGTCATAACATCGCTATTTTTAGGTGCTACTATTACCAACTCGTCAGGTCTTACTATCTGTACTCTAACGCTTTCAATTGCGTTATCAAATAATTTTTTAGTTTCTTCGTTTAATTCGTGTACTGGAAGTACAACTGATATTTCTGTTTTATTTGTTTCCATATTTTAGTTATTAATTATTAACTTTAGTTGATTCTGCTATTTGATTTTCAATATTTGAAATCAATGTCTCAAATTCTGTTTTTCTATAAGCAAATAACGTATTATATGTGCTTTTTAAAGCCTCTAATTGGTTTTCAGGTGTGTATTTACCAGCACTTTCTTTCATGCTGTTAATTAAGTCGGTAGGTACCGAATCTTCTAACCAAAGTTTAATATATGTTGCAATAAGTTCTGGGATGTTAAGCGTAGTATTTGTCCATACACCATTATTATTAATCACATAATCTTCACCATCTTTTGTTTCCATCCATTCTGGAATCATATTAGGCATTTTACCGATTACAGGTGTTTGACATTCCATTGCCTCAAGTGGGAAGGTACCAAATCCAGATTGGTCGTCAATCCAAACAGCTAAACAAGATTTACTTAATTCATTTGCGAACTGTTCTCTTGGAATACCTCTTAATTCTTTAAATGTTATCCATTTGTATAATGGATATTGTAAGTAGAATGATTTAGCAATCTTAGCTACATCACCTTGATTTCTTGTTAGAATACTAACAATTGGCATCTTAGGTTTGTCGCTAGGTTTAAAGTAACTAGGAATTGAAGGTGGGACTATGTATGTTCTAATTGATGGAAATAAGTTCATCAAATAGCTAGCTTGTTTTTGACTAGTTGTGATAACATCATTAAATCCATAATCAGTATTCCATCTTTTACCAATTGGTAATAACTCCAATAAGTAATCATAACTTTGTGATAACACTATTTTCTTACATGGGAAAGTTTTAACTTGGTCCATGATATTAGAGAAAATTTCTGGTATGATAATAAAATCACATGGAGCGATTGATAGTTGTTGACTTTCGATTGATACGTGTGGTAAAGCAGCGTATTCTTCTCCAAGCCAATCAGAGATACCTTGTCCGTTCTCATCTCCTTTTAATCTATAATCATTCTTCTCATGTAAGATATAAGCTTTATGACCTAAATCGGTAAGCATCTTAACATGTTCATAGATGTTTGCGATACCAGCTGTTGGGTTTCCCTTTGTATCTAGTGTAAAAAAATACAAACTAAAATCGTTATTATTTAATTTTTCAATCAAGTCTTTTGCTTGAATGATTTGGTCTTGAAATTGTTTCAATTGTTCTTCCATATTTTTGTGTTTATTCTTTTTCTTTTATTATACCGTAATTATACAGTGTGTTAAATGCTATTTTAAATGAGAATGATGTTGATTCCAAAGCTCTTTCAGCACCAAGTGATGTATCTGCTTCATCATCGTAATCGACAACTACTTCAAATAGTGTTCTGATTAAATCAAATTTAGTAGCATCAATTTCTTTACCTCTATCGCTAACAGTTTCAGTTATTTCAGTCCCAATAACAGAACCCATGTCGTTTGTAACAGTTTTAGTTTCTGTTGTTGTCATTTTATCTGTTGATTTGCTGCCTTGCAAGGTAATCGCTTTATCAAAAGCTGCTAAATCAATATAGTATGTTATACCACCAAAATCAATCATATTATTTTATATCTTCGTAAGTTGCTGTTGTTATTTTTGTCAAAATCTTATTACGTAATTCTACGTCTTTAAAGAATTCAAGGATTGAGCCAATTTCGTAATCAGCTTTAGAATCTGTGTTATATGTAGCTTTAATCTTAACACTTGTTTTATTGCTTGGTTTGGCAGCTAAGGCTAAAGGATTTGCTGTAATTAACACATCTATCCCATCCCATTTATCTTCGTATTTTTTTACAAAACGAATATTGTTAACTCTACAACCAGTTTTAGATAGGAAAAAAAGTGTTGATGGGATTGCTTTATCGACTTCACGACTTACTAACTCAATAGTATGTTCTTCATCAAATTCGATATCACTTAAAAATAGATTTAAGTGATTGATTAATCCATCAGTTAATTGGTCGGCATGACCAAAAATTTCTAATGGTGCTTCTAAGTATAAGAAGTTATTTAATTTGTCGATATCATCAAATTTAAAATGATTTAGTAAATTAAATGTTGTTATATCTTCAGATTTAGTGTCTGTTTTTTCGATATATTTATCGTATGTGTATGAAAACTGACCTACGAAATCACGTAGGACTTCATTCAGACTGATACCAATTCTAGCCATTACTTATTAATTATTGCCATTGTTATTATCTCACAACAATAATTAATAAGTGGTATAAGTAAAGTAAAAATTAATTAAATTTCAAAAATTTTGCAATTTTACCAAAGAATGTTATATTTCTAGGCTTTTCAACGATTAGTTTTTTGCTTTTTTCTCTTTCATCGTTATATTTGTCAAAGATATTTTCAATAACTTTAACCAATGGATGTCTGATAATATCATCTTTAGTAAACTCAATAGCTCCTATTTTTTCTATATTTTTAAAGCGTTTCATTAAGAATTCTAATGCGCTATCATATTTGTTTTTTGAGTCGATTTGTTTAACATCACCTAAAAATATCATCTTACTATTTTCACCTAATCTAGTTAAAATAGTTCGGATATTATCAATGCTAATATTTTGAACCTCATCTATAATAACAATAGCGTTATCAATATTAACACCCCTTAAATAAGCAATAGGTAAAATTTCTATTTGTTTTTCAGTCTTAAGTGTTTCATACAAAGCCTTACCTATAATTTTTTCGAAATTACCAGCAAAAGAATACATAAAAGGTTCCATTTTTTCTTCCATCGTACCTTTTAAGAAACCAATCTCTTCAGTTTTTAATGTAGTAACAGATTTTACTAAAACTATTTTTTTGATATTGTCATTAGATTTTAGTTCATTCAATGCTTGTTGACAAGAAATATATGTTTTACCAGTACCAGCAGGTCCACTACAAATAGTTATATCATTTTTCTTAATAGATTGAGTGAGTTCTTTTTGTCTCTCATTTTTATGTTTTATATCTAATTTTATTGCTGAAAGTAAATTGATATTTGAACCAGAATAACTTACATTTTGAATGTCTGTGGTTCTTTTTGTCTTAGAAACTATTGGTTTTCTACTCATGTATGATTTTTATTATAAATATCTTATGTCTTGTAATTCTCTAATTTTTATTCGAAATATTCCTTCCAATAATTGTATGTTTTATAGTCATTAGGTGTGCCCCAACAAACATAATTATCAACTTCAAACACTTTTATTTTTAAGCCACTCTTAATGTTTTGATTTAGAACATCATCCACGTAAAACTCACCATTAGTTGTTATACCGTCCTGTACATTTTTAATAAATCCATCAGTAAAATATTTTGCTTTTCTAAAAAACATCGTTCCAACTATTGCATGTGTTGTAAGTGGATTGTCATAAATAAAGTTTTTACAAGATACGCGTTTTACATTATCATCGGTATCCACATCTAACCACGCATATGCATTTGGATTCGTACTACTCGCTGGGTTATTCCTAAATGTCCAAACGATGATATCAATATCTTGGTCATTAACTAATTTATCGTATTTATTAACATCATAGTACACACCATTATCACAAGCTGATATCATAATAGGTTCATTCAAATCAATTTTACTACCTTGAATTGCAATGTCACACGTACATGCTTGTCCTTTAGTTGTATCATTGATTACGAGAACTTCAGTATTAATATATGAATCGTATAGTTTTCTATCTAAATTAAATTCTTCGATATGTTCGTTTAAACATACAAAGATGTTTAAATCTGATTTAGGTAAGCAATCAACTGCTTGTAATATCATTTCTTTACCATCAATAGGTAATAATGGTTTTGGTAATGGATAACCTTCTATATTGAATCTGGAGCCCTTACCAGCCATAGGTAGTATAAGACTAGTGTTTGGTGGGTTATTTAATGTATGTAATCCTTTAGCTTTATTTTTAAAATATTTAGACCAATTATTATACATTTCTAAATCATATGGTGTTCCCCATTGTAACATCTTTTCAATAAGAAATGTGGTCACCAATAACTCATCTTTAATTAACAAGTTATATACTAGGCTAACATAAAATTCGTTGTTTAAATTAAAGTCTAAATCAATTAATTGTTTGAAATATTTTTTTACCAAAGAACCATTTTTAAAATAATAGGTTCCATTAGAAGCTAGCTCAGACATCTTATTATCTGTGAAAGGTTTCTTTTCTTGTATCGCAATTGCTTTATTGTTTTCTAATTTAACAAAAGCATAATTATCATTTCCTAACATATGTGGGTGAAACCCAGTATAACATGCTATAACACCGTCAGAATTACTTGTTCTTGCATGTTCTAAAAATCTTGTATAATCCCAACTAGTTCCATAATCACAATAACTAATAATTATTTCTTTAGTATCATCAATTAAATTTGAAACCTGTAGTACAGCATCGACAGGACCCCTTCTATTATCGTTTGATACCGAGACAATAGTGCATTTAGGTGAAATTCGTTTTAACTCATCACACATGTTTGTATTTGTTATGTGTGTTTCATTACAAATGAAAATAACATTGTCTGGTCGGTTAAATAGATTTACTACATGTTCTATTATTGGTAAACCATCGACAATAATTAATGGTTTTGGATTTTCATAACCAGCATCTATAAAACGTTTTCCTATACCAGACATAGGTATTACTAACTGAACTTCTTTCATATTTAGCTTAATTTACTAGGATAATCAGTGCATATCCCATGAATTATTTTATCAGTATAATTGTTATTAAAATGAATAATATCCCATATGGACATCAAAGGTATTATCGAAGAACTATTTAACTCTAATTTTAAATTGTGTACCCATATTGTATTATTGCTAACTAAAACAAAATCGTCTGTTGAGTGACAAAATCTTATTATTGTATTATCCAATTTACCCAAAGCATGAGCAGAATTTAAATCTTTACAATGAAACCATAAATTATTTTTACGATTAAGTATCCATGTTTCAGAAACCTCATAGTCTGGTTTATCATGACCTAGCCAATATTTCCCATCAATATATCTTATATCCACTTCAACATCTAAACCTAACTGTAACGCACAATCAATATATGAAGGTCTATTTTCTTTATTAGTAATAGGTCCGATAATGTTTCCTCTATGTGATATAATTTTAGTCATTTTTAATGTCATCAATATTTAGTAATTTATCATCTATAAATAAATCATAGTATGGTTTATCAACTCTTAATTCGTTATATTTAGCACCCCATAAATCTAATTGATGGGCGGTTAATTCATACCAGTTAATTTGTTTTCTACTACCTCTGGCTGTCCAATAAACAATTGTATGTCCTTCATCATATAACTTATTTATCTTTTCAATATTCTTTATTATTGGTGAGGCATCTTCGTATTTTCTACTGTTTGGCGTTGTACAGATTGTTTCATCAATATCAACATAAATTATCTTGGTTTTCATTTTATTAAATTCTCTCTATATTTTTCGTTTTCATCGTTAACTAAATCATGTGTTTCTTTATTAGTTAAAAAGTTTAATCTATCAAAAGATAGAGCTGATGTAAAAATTTCGGCTGATTTCTCGCAAATTTCTGTTGCTATAATACATTCGTCAATTGTTGACCCACATGTAATAATACCGTGATTTTCTAACAAAATTAATTTAGGAAAATAACCATTATCAATTATAAATTTTTCTACAAATTCAATGATTTTATTAGTCAATTCTAAACCTGGTTTTGCATATGGAATCAGACACGAATTAATACCGTTAAAAATTACTTGGTCTGGAAATAACCTACGTTTTGAAAATATAGCTGAATCATGACTACACAATATTTTTAACGTATTAACAGGGTGTGTGTGTGACACATAATTAACTTCATTAAATGATAATAGATATGTGTGGAAACTTGTTTCAATACTAGATTTTTTTGAACTTGAATCTAGGAGATTTCCATCTACATCTATTCTTACTAAATCATTGTCGGATAAGGTTGATAATTTAGAACCACTAGCTTTTATTAATATACCATCAACATCTTTACCAGAAATGTTACCTTCCATTCCAACACAATATTTTGAAACGCCTTTGGCTAATCGTTTTAAATCATCTACCAACATATTAAAATCCTTTCTTAATCATGAAAGCACTTGGTGCTACCCAATTTGTACTTTTTAAATTGTATTCTAAATTAAACTCTTTTAAGAAACGTTCAACACCACTACTTTCACTAAATTTGTGGTATTCATATTCATCAAATAATATCACACCACCAGGAAGTATTCTTTCCCATAAATATTTAAGAGCATGATATGTTGGTCTATCTAAATCTACATCAATGTATAATAATGAAATTCTAAAACCATTATTTTCTTCTAGATATTTAGGGATGCTAAATTCCACATCTCCTTTAATTAACTTGAACTTATCGTCACTAATATTAGTTTGTAATAACCTATCAGTAACTGATTCTAATGTTAAATCATCATAATTAACTCTATCATAAACAACTTTCATACTCCCCTTATCAACGTCACCATCTTTCTCTAATATTTCTTCAGCTTCAAATGTATCAAAGATATCAAAACCAATAACTTTTTTATTTGAATTAGGGCAATAGATTTCAATAAATTTCATAAAAGTAGATATACCTGAACCCTTGAATACCCCGATTTCTACTATATCTCCTGGTAGGTCTTTAACATTCAAAAAATGTTCAAACCTATGTAATAATTTACCAGTTAGTTTTAAATCACTTGAGAATATGAAATTGTTAAATTTATCATAAGTACTTTGTTCTATGATGTTTAACTTGTTATTATTGCTTATTTCGCTAAGTTTGTCCATAATTTTTGTTTTAATAATAGAGTAATTTTTTTAATTTGTAAAGGTGAGGTTAAAAATAAAATACAAAATATAATCGTAAAATGTGTTATTCGTATTAAAGCCAAAGTTTATTGGTGTATACTCGTTAAAAATGATTGTGATAAATTCACCATTTTCATATATTTTATAATCAATTACGTTGAATCGAGTTAATAATTCATCTAAATTAGCACATCGTTTATTTATTGAGAGTTCTAGGCTGACAGTCTCAACAGTTGTTAAATCATCAAAATTAATAAAATCATTTGTGAAGAATTTAACTATGATGTCAGCGTTAAATTTCTGAGGTAAAATATATTCTTGGTAATCATTTTCTCTTTTTTTCATACTATCTAATACCTTTCCAATAGTATATCCACGTTCTATTACGTCTCTTTTAAGCTTCCATTTCTTTTTTAGATTAGATTCTGTATCCATGTATATTTTAACATCGTATAGCTTGTTATCACCATATAGGCTATGTAAACCACAAACGATTAAATTATTTGACGGAGTGATACGTTGTTTATCAGTAAATTTACCAGTACTATGGTCATAGTCTACTTGATGGATTTGGTTACCTACTTTTAAATTAAAGATATCATCTTCCATCTTAGTAATATAATTAGCTTCTGGATTTAGATGCGTTATTTTATCCCAATTATTATTATACCTTTCCCATTTATGATATCTATCACACTCTAACATAAAAGAATCTGAATAACTGTTTTTAAGTAATGTACTAAGTGTTGATTTACCAGACCCAGAATCGCCACATATAGCAAACACATTACATTTCGATAAAATGAAGTTATAATCTACATCAATTAAACGATATGCGATACCTTGGCTTCTAAGATAGTTATATAACGCTGTTTCAGAAACAGGATGTATTTTATCACCATAATATCTTGAAATATCAAAATATCTGTTCATGGATTTACTATTACCAAAAGCTAATGCATCACATAAATAATTATCGTTCAAATTAATCAACTTATTCTTATCTATTTTGCTATCTTCAGGTATGTAAATCATACCATTATCAAAATCTAAATTAAAAATATTTTTAGAATTTATTTCCAAATCTGGTCTATATCTGATTACTAAATCATATAGTGATGTTTCATTTTCCCTAATCTTTTTTAATTCGTTTAGTTTATATAATTTAGCCCAATGATTTATTGTATTGTTAGTAATTCTATCTGAAACATATGTTATGTTATCTTCAATAAGTGTAACAGTTGGATTTAACTTTTCAATAATGTACTTAACGTCAGATTCTTCGATTCTATTAAGGTATTTATCTTCATTATTCTCATCTTTAGTTATGTGTAAATACACATCAACATTTTCAAATTTATTGAGGATTTCACTCTGAATAAATTCAATATTTTTATCATAATTTCTTAAATACCCTGCTATTAATAATGCTACTCTCATATTTTATTTAATTAATTTCCAATTGTTTAGTGTTATTGGCTTTGTGAACAAATCATCATGTCCTCGTTTACAATATAGATTTACTTCTTTACCGTTTAGTATGTTATATTTAGCATCCAATTGATAAAGTAAACAACCCCAAATAGAATCTACTAAATGTATTTCACTTGCGTTTTGAATTATTTTAATGTAATCGAAAAAAACATTAGAAATTTTATTCAAATTAACACAAGTAGTTTTATCACGCTTTTCATTTAAATCTATCTTGGTGGATACATGGTGTGTGCCATGTTTATCATTTTCTTCATCATCATGATAAATTATGTAATCAACACCATTTTCTATGATAAATTTATTATACTGTTCTTCTTCTAATTCTAAATCTCTCTCCACGTTAAATGATTCTATTCTATTGTTAAAATCAATGCCGTATAAAATATAGAATAGTTCTGAGAAATGTTTATTATTCTGTCTCGTAGATGTTTCATACCATTTATATTGGTAATTATCTTTTCTAAATTTATCATGTTCAGCATGAAACATGATATCAAAATCATTTGGTATCAATATCGTGTTATTATAATACTGTACATTAATGTCTGTAGAATTGGTCGCTATTGTACCATAAAACCTACCATTGTCTGTTGTGATATATAACACTATTACATTGCTTAATCCTTTGGTGTAATAATCAACCATATATTTAGCATCTTCACGGATTATTATTGTTATCTCAGAATAAATTGATGCGTAATAGTTTATTAACCCCATACACATTACTATATCTGTCCATCCTTGATGGAAATACACACAAGCTTTATTTTTCAATTGTTCCTTCATTTTTCTGTTGCGCTATTTTACAAAAATGTTTATCTATGTTTACATAAGGGTTAACATTATGACAATCATATCTAACACCATCTATTAAGTATGAATTATCACTCCCATCAATCGTATAATTGATACCATCATTCAATTCTGATAATATTCTTCCTAAATATCGTTCAGACGCTTCACTCTCATGTCTTCTTTCTATTATTATCTTAGTAAGATACCCATATAGTTTTGTTAATTTTTCATTAGATACAACAAAACTATTACACCAACATAAATTAGTTGATTCTAAATTATTAAATAAACCTAGTTCATCTAATACTGTTGCAACCACATCCATTTTGGCTAAATCATTTCTCCAACCAATTATTGATGCCGCTTTAACATCTTTTAACTCACCAAAGTTAAATTTATTTTTTAAGATATATGTATCTTGTGTGCATACATAATAATCATATTTTTCAATTAAGTTGTTATCAATAATATATTTTATAGCTACTTGATATGCTCCTAATTCAAACTTACATTTTATATCATTATCTAAAAAGATAATTTTAGGGTTATAAGAAATGGTCCTAAAAATATCTTCTTTATTAGGTGAATTATTATCAACAACAATTATCAATGCATTATCGTAAAAAGCTAGGATATTATCTATATAGTATTTCAAATAAGATGGATAACCTCTAAAGTATTTATGTGCTATTATGAAAACTATTTTATCCATTTATCAGAATTCTTTAAATTATATTGGTTAACGATTTTAATATAATCTTCACTAGCATCTAAATAAGATTGCCCATATACTGTTGTAAAACTTGAATCGAGTGGAAGTAATTTTCCACTATGACTGATATGTAAATATTTGAATACATTTAATGTCTTAAAATATCCACAGTTTAAATTATTTCTTGAATGCATCTTGAATACCCTGAATTTTTTAGCGTAATTCTGTACATCTTGTTCCTCGATGGTCCTATATGTTTTATTTGGAAACATAGTCAATAAATCAATTAAAGAAGCTTTCCTCCAAATAGATGGGTTAACGTTATAAATGTAATCTTGTGAATTATCTTGACTTATAAGGTATATGTTATCATCTTTGATGATATCCGTTATTTGATATGAATTAGTCTCGAATATTAATTGCCCATCAGCTTTATCAGTATGTTTTAAATCCAATCTATCAAAGTTATTTGATTGTATGAATTGGTGTAGTTCGTTTAATTTATCTGTTTCAACATTAAGCAATATATCTATATCATGTATCAAAATAAAATATTCGTCATCAATACTAGATAGACAGCTTAATAATCTAGTCGCATATGGTTGATTACCATCATAAAAAATTACCTTATCATATTTTGAATATAATTCGTCAAGTTTCATATCGTTACTATTTATCAATAACGATACTTTACCAGCCCTATGTATGTAATCAGTTTGTATTTGTAAAATATCCAAATAATCTGTATTTCCGTAAACAATGTAGTTAATCATGATAATTTTTTTTAAATTTTTCTAAGTTAATAGCCCAAGCAGAATTTAATCCATTATCCAATTTAACACATTCATTAGTTTTTTTAACAATTGATTTGAACTTGGTGTCATTATTCCATCCAGATACCATTATATCTGAATAAGAAATAGTTAATTCATCATTATTTATTTCTGTTATTTCACCTATTATATCACCACATTTAACTCTCATATGCTTTTTAAACTCGCTAGCCTCAGTATTAAAGGTGTCATTAAATAATGATAACTTAACACCATTTAATGAATGTAAAAACCTTTCATTAACATCTAAAAAATGAGGGCTTACAATTGCTGTTAACTTACAATCTGGTTTAGAGAATAAAACATTACAAATACCACCACCGATTGCACCAATAACACTTTCAGCATTTGCAAATAACGCTATTTTTTCTTTTGTTGATAGTGTTTCTGTAAATATTTCAGCATATCCAATACTTGTAAGGTACTCAACTAATTCATCTTCGTTAATCATTTTTCGCCTAGATGTGTAATTGGTCCCAATATTAGATAAATCTCCATGAACCCAACTTCTTCTAGATACATATATTTTCTTAGGTAAGTTTGATGTATCTATTTCTATTTTATCAACAATTGTTTTGAATAACTCATAAACTTCTTTTCTTGGTGGAAGATTAGAGTTAATCCCATGCGTGTAAGAATTAGATAAAAACACATTTCCATATAGTTTTTTCTTATCCACAATTTCAATGTCTTCTTCAGTGATACCAAACAATTCTAAAAACTCTATAACAAATTTGTAAAATGAATTTTTCCCTTCTGGATAATTCATTAATAGTTTTAGATTTGGGACCTTCGGTTTTAATTTTTGAAATGATATCAGATGTGGTAACGAGTCATAAATAAAGTGAAAATAATTATCTGTATTGTAGATAAAATAAAAAAAACACATTTGATTGTGTGGACTAAATGTTCCATCACCCCAGTGTATAATGTCAGCCAAATTTTTAATAGCATTAAGAGCAGGTGATTCATACTCATTTGAAGTATGAATATCTTTCAAAGACATTATTTTTTCATCTAATGGTTTAAATAAACAACCAGAAAATGTTTCATATAATAATGTATTTGGATAGGCAAGAGAATCACCAACAACAAACACATCGTTTAAATCGTAAAGTGTTATTTCTCGACCATTTTCATCCTTTTCTAAGATAATTAAGTTTGTATTTATTTTTTCTAATGGTAATATTTTCATTATAAGTTATTTTTGTTTGCTCTGAAGAATTCTTCATATGGATATAGTTTGATATCCTCTAATTTTTGGTCCATAAATGTGTCAAACATTCCTTTATATTGGCCGTTTAAATTAGGCTCATATTTGTCATTGTAAATAAATTTACGATTAAAGCTAGAGTATTTACCAATCCCAGCAATAATATGTTCATGCCTAATATTTGATACGATATTGATAACACCATTAACACGTACATTATTTATCCTTATACCATTTTTTAACGCTCTAAATGTTATATCCCCGTCTTCCTCACCAAAACCTAATAATCGTTCATCAAAATACCCTATTTTATCTATAGTTATTTTATTTACTATGAAGTGTGAAAAAGATTCATTAATTACAGTTAAACCATTGTAATAATCAGCATTGATGACCTCCGATGTTATATCAAAAATGTCTTTAGAAATTATTTCAATATCATCATTAAGTACTAGTATATCATCATCATTAGATGATACAATAGCGGTATTCCATAATTTACATAAACCTCTAGTTTCAATGTAAAATATTGGGAACACATTTACATAACTTGCTGATAATGTAAGTATTTTTTTTCTATATTCATCATCAAATTCACCATTTTTTTCTCCGTTAACAATTAGTAAGATATTGTTATCGGTATGTTGTCTAATCTGTGGTATTAGATTTTCTATATAACCATATCTTTTTGAAAATGTAGTTATTGCTATATTGAACTTCTTTATCATAAATATTCCTCTCCAAATGTTATCAAATCTTTATTATAGTGCTTATGTATGAAATCTAAATAACCCTTTTCTTTTTCAAGCTCATTAAATATTTCGACATCAAAATCAATACCTTTTATGTGTTTGTCTTCTAGTTCTTGTTCATAAAAGTGAAAATTATTAACAACGCCATCGTATCTTCCATTTATGAATTCAACTGTGTGACCATAGTTAACAAATTCGTGATGTTTATACCATAATTGTTTTATGGCATAAAACCTTTTATTTATTGATTGTAAATGAATCACACCATATTCTTTAGTAAATTCCATAGGGAGATTTACATGAGGTGTTCTAGGTGTGTGATATTTAAAATCATTTATATTTAAGTTACTACAATGTTTTAACGGTAATACAAAACATCTATAGTTGCTAGCATAATGTGGGTCGTTTCGATATTGTTTTAATGTTCCATTGACTGAATTATACCAAAACAACCACATATTTTTTTTATCATATATGTGAATAAAATACTCCCAATCATATATAATGTTTGATGTTAACAATTCATCACAATCAATACAGAAAACCAAATCAACATTATTTTCTCGTGATATATCAATCATTTTTTGACGTTGATATCCTTCGTTAAACTCTGGTAAATTATCATTTATAACTATAAATCTTTCCTCTGGTAGGTGCTGTTTTATAACATCAATTGAATTATCCGTTGAATTGTCATCATAGAATATAAATAAATCAATTGGATATGTTTTCCAAATTTTAAGAACTTGAGATAAAAGTTTTTCTTCATTTTTGAACATTGTATTGAATGCTGTTTTCATAAATCAAAGTTTTTGGTTTTTCTTGTTTGATAGAGTAATCTATCATGTGCTTCATTATTGGCATTTAATGAATGAATTACGTCTCTTGCACCATAACCCCAATCAGGGTGTTCGTGTTGAATTATAACTTCGTTAAAATACGTTTGCTTTCCTAATATATTAGCGATATCCATAAATTCATTATCACACCACACAGAAATATATTCTGGGTTGTAAATATATCCAAATCTATCGTAATATTTCTTACCCATGATAGACAACGTATTTAATTTATCACCTTGATATCCGTCATTAAACCAAAGAACACCATCAGTGTCTGGGTAATGTTTTTCCATCATATTTTTAATTATAGTGTCATACCCTTTAATCTTTGGTATCATATCATCCGATGCTAATAATACAATGTCAAATTCTATGTTTTCTAAATTAGCGTTGATAGCGTTAATCTTAGATGTGTTGTTACCATAGTATAGTTGTACATTTGGGTATGTTGCTATTAATTCTTTAACGTAATCTTCATTCATACTAGCATCATCAATGTCACAAGACACAATTATTTGTGTTGTTTTATCATCTAACAAACTAATGTATTTCTCTAACACATTAAAAAATTTGTTTGGTCTATTTCTAGTTGGAAATTTAATTAACAATTTCATTTTTTTTCTCTATTTTTATATTTTTCTTCTAATTCTTGTGACCTATATTTTTCAATGATATAAACACCGTCAATAGTTACTTCAGCTAAAAATTTTATCACATAAAAACCATCAAATTCAACTATTTTATCGAAAGAATTAATTTTAAATTCGTACTCTAATAAATCTTTCTTACCAATAGTTTTATTTGTGATGAATGTGACGTTAGATATATCTAACATGTTAGATGTAATTGGATTGGCAATTGTTTTTTTTAATTCAGATATAAAAAACTTACCATTTCTATCATCACTCGATGTATATTTATTAATATAAAATTCTAACAATTTATTCTGCCCATCAATGTTTCTAACATTCATTTTTGTTGTGTAGTTTTCGATATGGAATTTGGAAAAATTATTTCTATTAACAATTATTGGTCTTTCATTTTTAAATTGTTGTTCATAATCACTAAGTTTTATTTCACCTAATGTTTTAACCACATCACCATCTTTATCTATAACAGAAATAACTTCTGTTGCTTCTTCAATGTTTTCATTACCTATTATGTCTTTAATATCATTAGTTATCCTATCATTTTTAACAACCATTTCTAGTTTATATGAATCGTATTCGTCAACTTTGATATCATCTGGCGATATACCATTATCAATAGTTTCTAAAATAGGGTTACCATTAGCATCATAACCAGTGATTTTAGTCGTTCTTTTTTCTGAATGACCTAAAATTTTATATGTTCGCCATAATAATCTTTCAACTTCTTCAGTACGCTCTCCATGTACCAAGGCATCAGCAAGTGTTCCTTTAGTATGTCTTGTTTCTTGGTTCATACCAACGTTTAATCCTTGACTTGTATCTTGATTAAGAATATTCTTTTCAACATTAGCTAATGCTAATGAAATATTAACCATTTTCTTTTTAAACCAATTTGCCATTTTAATCAAGTATTTTTTTATATTCATCAATTATTTTTTTTGCCACTATTTCACTATTGAATTTTTCTAAATCCTCTGGTACATCATGTAGTTTTTTTGATAAGATATAACCAGTTGAATCAACATCGTATATCCAACCTTTTTTACCACATAACCAACCCTCAATGGTGGTTCTACCTAGTAATATACCAGCTGTTATATCACACTGATTAATATACTCGGCAACATTAGCTGTCGGTGGTATATATGTAACATGGTCTTCTAACCCTAAATCAGCTTCTTTAACGCCATTATATTTACCTAACAACCAAAGTTCTTGGTTATTTGCTTTGGTCGTTTTAATCAAGTCTTTAATCGTTTCTAACCTTAAATAATCAATTGTTCCAACAAATAAAATTCGTTCTTTGATGGATTTAACTTTATTGATGGTAGGTTTAAACTTTGATGTGTCAATTGGATTATAAACTACTTCAATATTATTTTCATCAATACCAAATCTATTAATCAAATAATCTTTTATCTCAGGTCTAATTGCTATGTATTTTTTTATCTGAGTATCAATAACTGGTTCTTCTAGATTAATTACTTCAGAATGTATTGATGAGATAATTGGTGTATCAGGATATAACCTTAAAATGTGTTCAGTAACTGGTTTGTGATTACAATGAATAACATCAAAATTTACTGGTTTTAGTTGATATAAATTATTAGGTATTGACGTGACTTCTTCATTACCATTCATCAATTTCCATTTACCATCACCTAATTTAAAACCTGGAGGTTCTTGAAGAGAGAATAGTTTTATACCTAATTTCTTAGCTTCAATTGTTAGTGGACCACCTAACGTAGAACAAATACTTACTTCGCAATTTTGTTTGATTAGTTGTTTAGCTAATTCAAAGACGTATAGTTCAGAACCAGTATAGTTAGCGAAACTTAAACAAGAAATCAAAACTTTTAGTTTCTGTCCAGAAGCAATTGTTTTTTTTATGTTAACTGGTAGATTATCTTTATGTTTTTCACTAAATAATAATCTATTGGTTTCCCAATCTTCATTAGTTATACCAATTGATTTATGGTTTATTCGAATTGTAGTTATTACACCTATCTTAGCACCTTGTAAATAATTGTCAAAACAAAAAGTAACATCATAAAAATGAAACCCTTTAACCTTCTCGTCAAAATTTGTTTTTAATTTTGTTTTATCAACCGCAAAAAACACCCCATCAACAATTACAGCATCTTCAACCTGTTGACCTAAATCATCTGAATATGTTGATAGCCAAGATTTGCCTTCATGTGTGTGTTTAACTCTACCATACATTTTTTTAGGGTTTTCCCACCATCTACCATTAGAAGGTAGGTATTTACTACCAGCAACACCTAAGATAGAATAATTTGGGTTATTAGCAAACATTTTTAAAAGCTTACTACCCCATTGTTTTGTTTCAATTGTTATATCATTATGACAAAATACTACATTGTCATAAATTGATTCAGATAGAATTTGATTGTAGCATTCAGTCAATGACCTATCGCCAGTATTAACTATTTCAATTATTTGAATCCTTTTTGGGTCTAACCCACATGATTTTATTAAATGTTTAGAATGGTTTATATCCGATTCTTTAGTGCAATAGCCTATTGTTATCATATTTTAATTTATTATGTTTAAAAGTACTAAAAATTTTACAAAAAGTAAACAAAAAAACCCCACTAATTAGTGAGGTTTAAATGTTCCCTTAACTTTTCCAATATTATAGACCTTGTTACATACTAATGAGAATCGAACTCATTTTTAATACAATTTTTCATTTTTACTTATTTACTATTTACAGTTTGCGTTTTAGCGTCAACTTTTTTGAATAAAAATGTATTTTCGATTTTTTTCTAAAAATCGAAGAAACCTATTAAATGATTCGGCATTTACACCTATCAACACAAAGGGTGTTGAACCTTTTGTACTAGGTTAAAGGAATGTCGTTAAATAGTTAGATTTTCAACATCATTAAAATTGAATGATACCTCTATATCCTCTTGGTTTAATCTCTCAATTTGTGATTGGTACAACCTGATTTTGTCTTTACAAGACGATATTTTATCTTTAAACTCTGTAGAAGAGTTATAGGGTTTATATTCAATAGAAATAGATTTTCTAATTGAGTTAAGATTTTCAAATCTATTAGTTTTTGATGGTTTTGTCTTACCTAAATTATTGGTGTAAACGCTTAACATTAATTTTTCGTTTTGAAGCTTACGCACAATTGAATCAATTGCTGTAACTTTGTTAAAAGCTGACAAAGTATTATTTATTTCTTCAGAAATAGCTAACCCTTTCAACAATGTTTCTTCAATGTCGTTGAATTTTTCTCTGTCTTGAGATACAATCTCACCATCCTCTGTCATTTCACCAAAAGAAGCATTATTGATGGCGTATTGTAATGTTTTAATAGCGTTAGCTATTTCGTTTTTTAAGCGTAAAGCTTCAGTAACAGTAATTTTTGTCATATATTTTTAATTATTTATTTAACACCAGTTGAACCAAACCCACCACTTGAGCGGTCTGTCGTTGATAACTCATCCTTTTTAATTAAGTTTGCAATATTTTTAGCCACTACAGGTGCTATAACACCTTGCGCTATTCTATCACCATGATTGATAGTAAACGGTACATCACCATGGTTAATCAAAAGAACACCTATCTCACCTCTATAATCAGCATCAATAGTACCAACACCGTTTAACACTACTACACCATTTTTATAAGCAAGACCACTACGACTCCTAACTTGCATTTCTAAACTCTCAGGAATTTCAAAATATAAACCAGTTGGTACCAATATACGTTTACCTACTTCAAGAACAATTATTGATGATGGTAGATTAGCTCGTAAATCAAATCCAGATGAACCAGCTGTCGCATATTCAGGGTCTTGGTTGGTAGATTTATTAACAAAATTAACCTCCATTTTATAATACTCTATCGTATCAGTAGAACCCATATTAAATTCGTTATTAAATGCTTCTTGTGTATAACCACTTTCTGGGTCATTAAGCATAGCTATTTTAGCTTTCATATCTTCAAAATTATTCTGCATCTATTTCTATTTTTTGTGAATGTTTTATTGCTAAGACGATACCAAATTTAAGTAATTCACCTAACATGGTGTTATGGCGTTCAGACATTTTATCATCTGTTTTGTCAAAAAACATAATTGCTGAATATTCTTCTTCGGTAAAATTAATACCGTGTGATAATGCGTAATAAAGACTACGTTCACTAACACGCATGGATACTAGGTCTTCGGTGAACTCATACATTTTACCTTGGTTCTTACGATGCCATTCAGACGTACAAGGTGTGTACAACTTAGCTTTACCGATACCATGTAATAAACATACCTTTAACAAAGATGTTTGATTAACTTGCTCGTCTTCTGGAAGGGTCTCATTAATACGAATCGCATATTTTGCAACTCTTAAAGAATGGTCAATTAAACCACCTTCAAATGCGTTATGATAACTAGCCATGTTTGTGGCTGGGGCTTTAATGAAGTCTTCTCCTAGGAAGGACATAAGTTCATCATTCATGAAGCCATTTTTAGTTGCAGTTTCAAAATATTTTTTTGTGTTTGCAACAATTTTAGATTTGTCTATAGACATTTAACTACTAAATTAAAAGAAATGTTATTTTATGCAAATATACTACATTTCTTTTAAACTAGCAAGTAAATTATCTAGATATTCTTGTTATATTAATTGGTGTGAACCTGAACGTCCCGTTTAATAAAGCCTCATCTCTTTTTAGTTTATTAAATCCTTTATTTTTATCATTTAAAATTAATTCGTTAAGTGTTTCTGAATTTAGTAAACGATTTTCATTATGCATATCAACAATTTCTGGGTCAAAGTTAAAAGGTGCCGAGGTAATTCCAAATTCTTTACCTTTAACAATATTTTCTCTACCAATTTTAGATTGTTCATTATGATAAACAATTTTATCATAATAGAACGTGTTAGGGTTAGGGTTAAACATAAGTTTTTTCACCCTATCTATTTCTGTTTTATGATTCATTTCAAATTTATCTTTCTGAATTTCAAAATAAATTTGTTTTTGTGTCTCAATTTCTTTTAAACGAAGCGATTCTGCTTTTTCTTTTCTCTTTTTTTGAATCGGTTTCGTAATTAAGTTAGAGTAAAAAGTCTTTATTTTACTAATTATTAAATTAGATAGATTGTTTATGTAATTTTTCATTTTTAGTTTGTTAAATTAACGTTATTCAACATCATTTCAGGATGATGTTTTGTATATATACTAGTATAAATATCTCTTCTTTTTTCACTAACTGTGTTAATAGAATATGTATCTTTAACACTTTCATGTAAATTATCTTGAAGAGTTTTAACCATTTCTGGATTGTTGATTAGTTTCTTAATTGCTTCATACCAATCTTTATGGTTTTTCTTAGTGTCAATTAGTATTGCATTAGCATTCATATCAAATCCACCACCAAATTGAACTGCGTTGTTTAAATCAATTTGATAAGGACCAAAATTTTGAGCGATAATAGCTTTATGGTGAAACCCAGCTTCAATTACCTTCAATTGACTTTTAACCTTATTAAAAGTATTTTCTTCAAGAGGTGCTAATGATACATCAAATAAATTATAGTTAGTTGCATAGCTTGAAATATGCTTGGTCCATACTCTACGGTAAGGTTCGTTTGCCACATTAGCAAACTCTTCTTGTTTAAAGCTTAATAAAAAATCTTTATATTCTGGGCTAACCGTTTTGTAATCATCAGTGAAGATTCTTTCATATTGATACCACACACTTTCTTTTGGTTTGATGGCTCTAACTGTTCTTTCGTTTGTAATTGGGTCGATTTCAGTGTGATTACCTCTCAAATCAAAACCACATAATACAAATTGTAATTTATCTAACAATCCAGTAGCACTTAACTTATTTACAAGACCTTTAAGTATTTCTAAATCTTTTAAATGACTACTACCACCTAACCAACCAATTCTTAGTTTATTTGATGGTTCAGGGTTTGATATGAATTGTGATTCAGTAGGGTCAATAGCATTTGGTATTACAAATACGTTTTTATTAAACTTAGAAATTTCAGCAGCAAAAACATCAGTAGTAGTTGTTACGTATTGTGCTAATTTAATATTATTTTCAACATGTTTATCTAAGTTAGCATTTTTAATCAAAAGATATGCTGGGTGATGATTTCCTGGTGCCCAATAATCATCAATATCCATGATAGAAATAATCCCTAAAGCTTTTAACCTTTGGTTTAATTCTGCCATTTGTTCATATGGACCTAGGGCTCTATGATAATGAATGATGTCGTATTGTTTTAACCAGTTATCATCATGCAATTGTGGCTCATAATCAATATGAATCATGAACTCATCTGAATAATTATTTTCTAATGTTAAATGTGGGTTAATTGAGCGGTATGCACCTACTCCAGTCCTATCAGAAGGAACGACTAAAACGTTTATTTTTTTCATATTGTGTTAAAACTTTTTTATAATGTACTAATATAAGTAGATTAAAACTATTGTAAATAAAAAAAGGCTATAATAGCCTTTTTATTTAATTATTTCTTTTTGATTGCTATTTTACCTTCATCAATTAGCCTAATGGTTTTTTTAATTGTTTGTTCAGTAATAGTTTTAGTAAACATTTGAGCTAAGACAGCATTAACCTTATTTTCAATCATTTCATTAAGTGTATCTTTATCAATAGTTATTAAATTACTATTAGGAACATAAGTGTTATGTTCTAACCCTTCATGTATTGGAACACCTGGACTTTTAAACTTAGGTTTATCAACTAAATCCTTAACATCATCAAGACTAAAATTAGATGATGACATCGACATTTTAGGGATTGGTTTCTTAAGCATAGCTTCTTTAATTATTGCTGGTAAATTAGAATTCATTATGTCTTCAGCCGTATAATCTCTTTGTTTCGTTTGACTAGAATATTGAGACATGTCAGGTGTTTCGTATTGAATTTCTTTTTCATCTGCTTCATTATAGTTATGAGCATTGGTATTCTGTGAATTAGAATACCCTTCCGATATATGCTGACTTTGTTTTTTTGGTGAAAACTTTTCATCAGTCGCTTTCATTACTTTTTTAGCGTTACCTAAGATAGCTTTTAACTTATCTAAAGGTACTGGTGGTGGTGTTGTTAAATCCATATTTTATTTTGATTGTATTGGGTTTATGTTTACTTTATGATTCACACTAGCCATTGTTCTATCGCCATTGCTATTATACTTAGGTATACTTGAGTCAAGGTCTGAAATAGGTTTAGCCCATTTAACCTTTGTTGGGAACCAACCCTCAATTCTATCAAGTCTAAAGATTTTCCAAAAACCATTTTTATTTCCTTGTTTTGACCCTCCAAAAATTTGAAAAGCTCTTATTGCATCATTTCCACCCTTAGTCGTTGATAGATTATAAACTTGAATGTATCTTTTACTAGGAGCTTGGTCTTTATCATCTCTATATAAAATATTAACGTTATATTTACCATCTATCGCTGCTTTTACATCATCAGGGGACACACCCTCTGTTAAGAGATTACGATTATTCGCAATTTCTTCTAATATAAGTTGTTCGAATAAATTGTAAAGTTTCATTAGATTAAATAATTACTTGACCTTTGTTTAAGGTTGTATCTGGTTGTTGGTAATTGGTCATTGATAACATAGTTGGACCATAACCCCATAATGAGTTATTCATACTCAATTCTTGATTTCTACCAGAACCAGCATGACTTGGAACACCGTTTATATCATAACTACCTCCAACACCTGCATAGTTGTTGATGTCGAGATAGTTACCTGAACCCTTACCATTAACTGGTGTTGATAAATCAGATATAGCTCTTGTATGTGTAGCAGTGTATTCATTAGCTGCTGCAACATTATTATAAATGTTTTTAGGTATCAAAACATTTCTTGCTGCAATTGCAGCAATTTCAAGTGGTGATTGACCACCATTATAAGGTACTCCTACTGGCATGATTAAATTAATTTAGTTTTATTGTTATTCATATATTCTAATAAATATCTAATGGTTTCAATTTCTTGCTTAACTTCTTCGTTATAAACCTCTTTATTAGACATTATTTTTCTATTTATTGAACCTTTGTTCATTTTAGGTACACCACCAACAGCTGTTGGATTAGCGTTATCTTTATCTTTGGTATGCGTTTTGATAAATTGGTTTTCTCTACCTGTATCCATGCCTACTTTTTTCTTAGCATAATCGGCATCTTGTTCTTTATGTATAATGCTTTCTATTTCTTTTAATTTAGCATCACCACCTAAACGTTTAAATTCATCGCAATTCTTATGTAAATTACAATTTTCTTTAGCTTGTTTTAGCCTAGATTCTTGCATAGCCAATGAGTCATAAGATTTATCCTCACCGTTATGCTTATAAACATTGTTTTTTAAATTGCTGTTAGCCATTATAGTTTATTTGAAATCTTTTTCTTATCAAGTGCTTGTTTGATATCTTCTAATTGTTTTTCAGATAACTCTGAATCATTGATTAAATCTATCATCTTAGCTATTTTAGGGTTATAATCTTTTGATGTTACATCACTGGAAGTACTTTTCTTAACAAGGTCTTCTATCTTTTCTTCAACTGAATTTTTTGTTATTCTAATATTTTCATGTGTATTAATTGTACCAGCGGTTCTAGTACCCCCATAAGAATATACAGCAAACCAAGGTATATTCTGTACATAACGACCAAAAACTTTATCACCAGTTGTTGCCATACCTTTTTGATAATCAGACGTATCATTATAAGGTTTTTCAACTGGACCAGTTTCTATCTCTGTATTACTGTTGAATGTTTTATCACCACCATCTGAATACATATCACCACCAACCAATTCATTTAGTTCATGTTTTTTCATGCTTTTCATTTTTAATATAAATATAAGCGAATAGTGGAATATTTATATTAAAATACATTATTCATGCAATTTAATACTAAATTAGACTATTCAAATAATAGGCAAATAAAACAATATCCAATTACTTTCACAAGTTTATCAGGTGCTACAACATTTGGTTTACCTTATGAATTGTTACCAAGTGGTCCAGATTTAACTACGTCTGGTGTTGCCTATAGTGAATTTAATTTAGATAGTACCTTTACTGGGACTACTTCAGCAATGACTATCAATTGGATTAATCCTGATATGTTCTTGGCTGATGGTATATTTACACCATTAACACCATTGAATAGCGGTGTTACTCAAAGTAGCGGTGTTATTTTTACTACAAACACAACAGGTGTCACTGTAGACGGAAATGTATATGTTAGTGAGTATTCTGGTGTTAGTTTTGATATCATAGCTACAGAAATGATTGATTTAGGTGGTGGAATCTATAGCGGTATCGCACATACTAATACACTTCAATATTTTAGTGCTAATACAACTGATTTTACTGGAAGAACAATCTGGGTAGATGTATCTGGTATAACAAGAACAAATGAATTGATAATAAGCAAATCACCAGTTATTGGTTACGTTTGGACTTGTATTGATGCTGAAGGAAAAGGAGCGTGGGGACCAGCATCTACTGCTAGTACTGACCCTTCTTATTGGTCTGCTAGTACTGGTCTTAACGCTATCGTTGTTAAAAATAGTAATTCATTAGCTTCTGGTCAGTATTCATTAGGTGAAGGTAGATTTACAACAGCAAGTGGTAATTATTCACATGCTGAAGGTCAAGGTACAACAGCAAGTGGTGTTGGTAGTCATGCACAAGGTCAATTTACAATAGCATCTAGTACAGGTTCACACGCTGAAGGTTTTCAATCACAAGCAACTGGTTTTACAAGTCATGCTGAAGGTTTTGGTTCACTTGCTGCTGGTGATTTTGGTTCACATGCTGAAGGTTCTGGAACAAAGGCTTTAGGTCAAGGTAGCCACTCTGAAGGTAATATAACAACAGCGATTGGTGCAAATAGTCACGCTGAAGGTTATGATACAACAGCTATTGGTGATTTCGGTAGTCATGCTGAAGGTCGTGAAACTGTAGCGTCTGGTGAAACTAGTCATGCTGAAGGTTATGGAACATTAGCTGGGGGTCATTCAAGTCACGCTGGGGGTCAATTTTCTGTAGCAAATGGACATCACTCATTTGTACATGGTACTGGAAGTACCGCCAACGGTTTTGGAACGGTAGTATTGGGTGATGGTATAACAGGAACATCTAATAATACGACATATGTAAACGAATTAAATATAAAAACAATACCAGCTGGTACTAGTGTTTATAATTTAGGGATAGATAGCAATGGATATGTAATAATTGGAACATCAGGTTCTGGTAGTATTTTTACTGGAGGGACTGTTACTGGACCAACCAATTTTATGGGTGGTTTAACTGCAAATACTTTTTCTGCAACTACTATAAATTCGGTTTCACTTTCATCAACTACAATATCTGCAACTACTTACTTAAACTTACCAGTTGATATTCGTGTCACTGGTGGTACTTATAACCCAATTAACGGTGTTACTACGTTTACAAATAATACAGGTGGAACATTTACTGTAAATGGTGCAATTAACTTTACAGGAGGAACTGTTGATGACTTAACTGCAAACACACTTACTGTTAATTCGATTTCATCTAATACAATATCAGCAACTACTTACCTTAATCTACCTATTGATATCCGTGTAACTGGTGGGACATATTCAAATAGTGTAGCTACATTTACTAACAATACAGGTGGTACGTTTAATGTAACAGGATTTAGTAGTACCTTTACAGGAGGTACCGTAGTTGGTCCAACTAGATTTACAAATGGGTTAACAGCAAACACATTAAATGTTACTGGTAATACTATTCTTAATACACTTACTGCAACATCTATTAGTACACCAACTATATCTGCTACTACTTATTTAAATTTACCTGTTGATATTCGTGTAACTGGAGGTACTTATAACCCTATAAATGGAATAACAACGTTCACGAATAACACAGGTGGTACATTTACAGTAGCTGGTTCAGTTAATTTTACAGGTGGAACAATATCTAACTTAGTTGTTACTGGTTCAACAGTGTTAAATACATTATCAGCTAATACTTTAAACGTCACTGGTAACACAAGTTTAAATATTTTATCAGCTAATACACTTACTGTTACAGGAAATACTAGACTTAATTCAGTTACTGCTACAACAATATCTGCAACTACTTACTTAAATTTACCTACCGATATCCGTGTTACTGGAGCAACTTATAATCCAATTAACGGTATAACTACATTTACAAATAATACAGGTGGTACATTTACACATAATGGGGCAATTAATTTCAGTGGTGGTACAGTTGCTAACTTAACAGCAAATACACTTACTGTAACAGGAAATACAATATTAAACACACTTAGTGCAACATCTATTAGCGCACCAAGTATATCTGCTACTACTTATCTTAATTTACCTATTGATGTAAGAGTAACGGGAGCAACTTATAATTCAGTTAACGGTATTAGTACGTTTACAAATAATACGGGTGGTACATTCAATGTAAGCGGAGCTGTTAATTTCAGTGGTGGTACAATTAGTGATTTAGTTGTAACGGGTTCAACTGTGTTAAATACACTTAGTGCTAATACTATATCAGCAACTACATATCTTAACTTACCTATTGATATTCGTGTAACGGGCGGTACTTACAATCCAGTTAATGGAATAACTACATTTACGAATAATACAGGTGGAACATTCAATGTAAGTGGAGCTATTGTATTTACAGGAGGTACAATTGCTAATTTAACAGTTACAGGAAATACTACATTAAATACATTAAATGTTACTGGGGCAACTATTCTTAATACACTATCAGCTACAACAATATCAGCAACTACATATCTTAATCTACCTATTGATATTCGTGTTACTGGGGCAACATATAATCCAATTAATGGAATAACTACATTTACAAATAATACAGGTGGTACATTTACACATAATGGAGCAATTAATTTCAGTGGAGGAACTGTAATTAATCCAACTATATTTACAAATGGTTTAACATCAAACACATTAAATGTAACTGGTAATACAAGACTTAATTCTGTTACTGCTACAACTATATCAGCTACTACTTATCTTAATCTTCCGATTGATATAAGAGTAACTGGTGGAACATACAACTCTATTAATGGTGTTAGTACGTTTACAAATAATACAGGTGGAACATTCAATGTTACAGGATTCAGTACAACCTTTACAGGTGGTACAATAAATGATTTAACAGTTACAGGAAATACAATATTAAATACACTTAGTGCTACAACTATTAGTACACCAACGATATCTGCAACTACTTACTTGAATCTTCCTACTGATATTCGTGTAACTGGTGGTACATATTCAAATAGTGTAGCTACCTTTACAAATAATACAGGTGGTACGTTTAATGTAACAGGATTTAGTAGTACCTTTACAGGAGGAACAATTGATAATTTAGTTGTTACTGGTAATACTATTCTTAATTCAGTTACTGCTAATACAATCAGCACACCAAGTATATCTGCTACTACTTACTTAAACTTACCTGTTGATATTAGAGTAACAGGTGGTACTTACAACCCTATTAATGGGAATACTATTTTTACTAATAACACGGGTGGTACATTTACTGTAAGTGGAATTGTTGCGTTTACAGGTGGTACCGTTGTTGGACCGACTACCTTTACTAGTGGATTAACTGCTAATACAATCAGTACACCAACTATATCAGCAACAACATATCTTAATTTACCTATTGATATTCGTGTTACTGGAGCTACTTATAATCCAATTAATGGAATAACAACGTTTACGAATAACACAGGTGGTACGTTTACACATAATGGAGCAATTAATTTTACAGGAGGAACTGTTGCTAACTTAACTGTAACAGGTAATACAATATTAAACACACTTAGTGCAAACACAATTAGTGCGACTACATATCTTAACTTACCAATTGACATAAGAGTAACTGGTGGAACTTACAATTCAGTTAACGGTATTAGTACTTTTGTTAACAATACTGGTGGAACATTTAATGTTAACGGTGCAATTAATTTTACAGGTGGAACTGTTGGTAGTATAACCGCTACAAGTATCACATCACCAACTATATCAGCAACTACTTATCTTAACCTTCCAATAGACATTCGTGTAACTGGTGCTACATATAATCCTATTAACGGTATTACTACCTTTACGAATAACACAGGTGGTACATTTAATGTAAGCGGAGCTATTGCGTTCAGTGGAGGTACGATTGCTAACTTAACAGTTACAGGAAATACAATATTAAATACACTTTCAGCAAATACAATTAGCACACCAAGTATATCTGCTACTACTTATCTTAATCTACCTATTGACATACGTGTAACGGGGGCTACTTATAATCCAATTAATGGAATAACTACATTCACGAACAATACAGGTGGTACATTCAATGTAAGTGGAGCTGTTAATTTCAGTGGGGGAACAATAGGTAATTTAAATGTCACAGGTTCAACAGTGTTGAATACACTTACTGCTAATACAATTAGTACACCAAGTATATCTGCTACTACTTACTTAAACTTACCAACCGATATCCGTGTTACTGGTGGGACATATTCAAATAGTGTAGCTACATTTACTAATAATACAGGTGGTACATTTAATGTAACAGGATTTAGTAGTAACTTTACAGGAGGAACGATTGCTAACTTAAATGTTACTGGAGCTACTGTGTTGAATACACTAACTGCAACATCTATTAGCACACCAAGTATATCTGCTACTACTTATTTAAACTTACCTGTTGATATCCGTGTAACTGGAGCTACATATAATTCAGTTAATGGAATAACAACATTTACAAATAACACAGGTGGTACATTCAATGTAAGCGGAGCTGTTAATTTTACAGGAGGTACAATATCTAATTTAACAGTAACAGGTGCTACAGTTTTAAATACTTTATCAACTAATAGTATTAGTGCAACTACTTACTTAAACTTACCAGTTGACATTAGAGTTACTGGAGGTACTTACAATCCTATTAACGGTATAACTACATTTACAAATAATACAGGTGGTACATTCAATGTAAGTGGGGCAATTAATTTCAGTGGTGGAAGTGTTACTAGTATAACAGCTAATACTATTTCAGTTGGTAGCATTTCTGCTACTACTTACCTTAACTTACCAGTTGACATAAGAGTCACAGGCGGTACATACTCAAATAGTGTAGCTACGTTTACTAACAATACAGGTGGTACATTTAATGTTACAGGATTTAGTACATCATTTACAGGTGGTACCGTTGTTGGACCGACTATCTTTACAAGTGGGTTGACTGCAAATACAATTAGCACACCAAGTATATCTGCTACTACTTATCTTAATCTACCTATTGACATACGTGTAACGGGGGCTACTTATAACCCAATTAATGGAAACACTACATTTACAAATAATACAGGTGGAACATTTACTGTTAGTGGAGTTATTGCATTTACAGGAGGTACAATAGGTAATTTAACAGTAACTGGAGCAACTACATTGAGTACGTTAACTGCTAATACAATTAGTACTACATCAATTAGCGCAACTACTTATCTTAATCTACCAATTGATATTAGAGTTACAGGTGCTACATTTAACCCAATTAACGGTATAACAACATTTACGAATAACACAGGTGGAACATTTACCGTAGCTGGCGCAATTAACTTTACAGGTGGCACAGTTGCTAGTTTAATAGTAACTGGTTCAACAATATTAAACACACTTAGTGCTACAAGTATTTCATCACCTTCTATTAGTGCAACAACATATTTAAACTTACCTACTGATATTAGGGTAACAGGAGGAACTTATAATAATGGTAGTGCTATCTTTACAAATAACACAGGTGGTACATTTAATGTAACAGGATTTAGTACATCATTTACAGGTGGTACTGTATCTAATTTAACTGTAACAGGTGGTACAGTATTAAATACGTTAACTGCTAATACTATATCAGCAACAACTTATTTAAATTTACCAGTTGATATAAGAGTTACTGGTGGGACATTTAATCCAATTAATGGAAACACTATCTTTACTAACAATACAGGAGGTACATTTACAGTAGCTGGTGCTATTGCGTTCAGTGGTGGAACAATATCTGATTTAACAGTAACAGGAAACACAGTATTAAATACGTTAACTGCAAATACAATCAGTGCAACTACTTATCTTAATTTACCTATTGATATCCGTGTTACAGGTGGTACTTTCTCAAACATAACAGGTGATGCTACCTTCACAAACAACACAGGTGGTACATTCAGTGTAGTTGGATTAACATCGTATTGGACAGGAGGTAGTGGAACAGATGCAATTGTTGTTAGAAATAGCAATTCATTAGCTAGTGGAATATTAGCTGTGGCAGAGGGTAGCGCATCAACAGCAAGTGGTAATTATTCACATTCTGAAGGGTTTGTTACAACAGCAAGTGGTAGTCAAAGTCATGCTGAAGGTAATCAAACAACAGCAAGTGGTAATACATCGCATGCTGAAGGGTTTGCAACAAGAGCATTTGGTAATTATAGTCATGCTGAAGGTCAACAAACAACAGCAAGTGGTATTAGAAGTCACGTTGAAGGAAATTTATCTGTTGCTGCTGGTGATTCATCACATGCTGAAGGTGTTCAAACAACTGCTACTAATGAAGGTGGTCATGCTGAAGGTTATCAATCTAAAGCTTTAGGAACAGCAAGTCATAGTGAAGGTGATAGAAGTACTGCAAGTGGATATGCAAGTCACGCTGAAGGAAGTGGAACAACAGCTAGTGGGTTGTATTCACATGCGGAAGGGTTTGGGAATAAAGCAACTGGTTTTGCAAGTCATGCTGAAGGTATTAATAATTTAGCTTCTAATGATTCAGCTCATGCTGAAGGTTCTGGAACAACAGCTCAAGCAGCGTATAGTCATACTGAAGGACAAGGAACATTTGCAAATGGAAGTAGAGCGCATGCTGAAGGTTGGATGACATCTGCTATTGGTCGTGCATCACATAGTGAAGGTAATTTAACAACAGCTATTGGTGATAATTCACATGCTGAAGGTGGTGCAACAACAGCAAGCGGTGAAACATCACATGCTGAAGGTTTATCAACAACAGCATTAGGTGATTATAGTCACGCAGAAGGTAGATTAACAATCTCACGTGGTGCTCATTCACATGCTGGTGGTATTAGCTCTATTGCATCTGGTACTACATCATTTGTACATGGTGATTCTAGTATTGCAGGTGGTATTAATACAATTGTGTTAGGTGCTAACATAACAGGTACATCTGCTAATACAACATACGTTGATAGGTTTAACATTAAAACATTACCAGCTGGTACTAGTATTAACAACCTTGGTATTGATGTTAATGGAAATATAATTATAGGAAGTACAGGAAATACATTTAATGGAGGTACAGTAACTGGAGCAACTATATTTACAAGTGGATTAACTGCAAATACTATCAGCACACCAAGTATATCTGCTACTACTTACTTAAATTTACCAGTTGACATTAGAGTGACAGGTGGTACATTTAATCCAATTAATGGAAATACTATTTTTACGAATAATACAGGTGGTACATTTACAGTAGCTGGTGCTATTAATTTCACAGGTGGTACAATATCTAACTTAACAGTAACTGGGGCAACAGTATTAAATACATTAACAGCTAACTCAGTTAGTGCTACTACTTATTTAAATCTCCCAATTGATATTCGTGTGACTGGTGGTACCCATGTTAAGTCAACTGGTATATCTACTTTTACAAATAACACAGGCGGTACATTTAATGTAAGTAACTATTATACAAATAATGATGACATACGTGTTACTGGTGGTACATACAATTCAACAACAGGTATTGGTACTTTTACAAACAATACAGGTGGTACATTTAACGTATCAGGATTCTACACAAATAATAATGATATTAGAGTAACTGGAGCAACTTATAATCCAATTAATGGTATTACTACCTTTACGAACAACACAGGTGGTACATTTAATGTAAGCGGAGCAATTAATTTCAGTGGGGGTACGATTGCTAACTTAACGGTTACTGGAGCAACAGTATTAAATACACTTATAGCTACAAGTATTACTTCACCAACTATATCAGCAACTACTTATCTTAACCTTCCAATAGATATTAGAGTAACTGGTGGTACATACAACTCAGTTAATGGAGTTAGTACGTTTACAAATAATACAGGTGGTACATTTAATGTAAGTGGTATGACCTCATATTGGAGTGCTAGTACTGGAACAAATGCTATCGTTGTTAAAAATAGTAATTCATTAGCTAGTGGACCATTATCGGTAGCTGAAGGTAGTGCAACAACAGCAAGCGGTAATTATTCACATACTGAAGGTTTATTTAGTTTAGCTGTTGGAAATCAAAGTCATGTTGAAGGTCAATTTAGTACCGCTACTGGAAGTACAGCACATGCTGAGGGTATTAATACACGAGCATTTGGAAATTATTCACATACAGAAGGTGCTGTTACAACAGCAAGTGGAACAGCATCACACGCTGAAGGAAGTGGTACAACAGCAGCTGGTGAATTCAGTCATTCAGAAGGCGCATTTAGTAGAACTAGTGGATTAGCATCACATGCTGAAGGTGGGAGTTCAAGAGCTATAGGTGATTATTCACATGCTGAAGGGTTCACTACAACATCAACTGGTAGTTGGAGTCATGCTGAAGGTTTTGGAAGTATTGCTATTGGAAATGCTAGTCATAGTGAAGGTGATAGCACAACAGCTATTGGTAACAATAGTCATGCTGGTGGTCAATTATCTATTGCGTCTGGTACAACTAGTTTTGTACATGGGGTTCAATCAATTGCTAATGGTAGTGGTACGATTGTATTAGGTAATAATATAACTGGTAATAGTGCTAATACAACATATGTAAATTCATTTAATGTCAAGAATGTACCAGCTGGTACTAGTATTAATAATCTTGGTATTGATGTTAATGGAAATATAATTATAGGAAGTACAGGTAACACATTTAATGGTGGTATCGTAACTGGAGCAACTATATTTACAAATGGAATTACTGCAAATACTATATCTGCAACTACTTACTTAAACTTACCTATTGACATTAGAGTAACTGGTGGGACATTTAACCCAATAAATGGAAATACTATTTTCACAAATAATACGGGTGGAACATTTAGTGTTGCTGGTGCAATTAATTTCACTGGTGGTACGATTGCTAACTTAACGGTTACTGGAGCAACAGTATTGAACACTTTAACTGCTAATACAATTAGCGCAACTACATATCTTAATTTACCAGTTGATATTAGAGTGACAGGTGGTACATTTAATCCAATTAATGGAAATACTATTTTCACAAATAACACAGGTGGTACATTTACAGTAGCTGGTGCTATTAATTTCACAGGTGGTACAATATCTAACTTAACAGTAACAGGAAACACTATATTAAATACACTTACCGCTAATACAATCAGTGCAACTACTATAACCGCAACTGCTTTCATAAAATCAGGTGGTACATCAACTCAATTTTTAAAAGCAGATGGTAGTGTTGATGGTAACGCTTATATTACAAATTCAGGAACAACAAACTTTATTCCTAAGATAGGTAGTCCGACAACATTACAAAATAGTATAATGTCTGAAACTGGTTCAACTATTAATGTTAATGGTGCTCTACGTGCTATATCTGGTGGTGACCCAGATTCTACTACTACAGCTGCATATCTTTCAGTTTCTGGTGGGGCTGCTAGATTATCTTTAACACATTCTGCTGCTACATCAAATTCAAGAGTTGCTGATTTAGTATTATTCAACGGTACAGTTAGTTTACGTTTTAGAAATGACGCTGCTGTTTCATCAACAACAGCATATCAAGTTTTAGGTGGTTATACTAATATAGGTACTCATACATGGAATATCGGTAATGGAGTAGCGGCAATGACATTATTAGGTACCAATGGTTATTTAGGTCATGGAACTGTTGCACCTGCTGGTCAAGTACATGTTTCTTCTCTTACAGGTGCAACAGTTATTATTGAAGCTGATTCTGATAATAGCGGTGAAAACGATAATCCATTATTATTATTACGTCAAGATGGTAATCTTGTAAATGGTTCATTTGGTATGAATGGTGATGCTAATGCGCTTTATAGTGGTGCGCTAGTTAACGCTGTATTTATTGAAGCTAAAGATACTGGAACTAGAAATCCAATACAATTAGTTACTGGTGGGTCTGTTATCGGAAGTGGTGATGGTGTTGCACGTGTTACTATTTTAGGTAATGGTAATACATCAGTCGGGAGCACAGGTGCTACATCAATGTTTAATGTTGGTACATTAAATCAATTTCAAGTATCATCAACTGGTAGTGTAACTGCAACATCTATTAACACACCAACTATATCAGCAACAACATATCTTAATTTACCTATTGATATTCGTGTAACTGGTGGTACTTTCTCAAATATAACAGGTAACGCTACCTTCACCAATAACACAGGTGGTACATTTAATGTAACAGGATTAACATCATATTGGACAGGTGGTAGTGGAACAGATGCAATAGTACAAAGAAATAGTAAATCAATTGCATCAAATAAATTAGCTGTGGCAGAGGGTAGTGCTACAACAGCAAGTGGTATTTATTCACACGCTGAAGGTTATATTACAACAGCATCTGGTAATTATACACACGCTGAAGGTGGTAATACAAAAGCAACTAATCAAGCATCACATGCTGAAGGTGAAAGTACAACAGCAAGTGGTTTATATAGTCATGCTGAAGGTACATTTACAATTGCTAATAACCAAGCAGGACATGCTGAAGGTCAATTAACACAAGCAACTGGTAATTTAGGAGCACATGCTGAAGGTCAAAGTACATTTGCACAAGGTGAATCATCACACTCTGAAGGAAAATTAACAACAGCTGTTGGTGATTATTCACATGCTGAAGGAACAGGAACAACAGCGTTAAGTACATATTCACATGCTGAAGGTAGAGGCACCGTTGCAAGTGGAACAACAAGTCATGCTGAAGGTGTTAACACAACAGCAGGTGGTTCTAATAGTCATGCTGAAGGTCAATTAAGTGTAACAATAGGTGCATCAAGCCACGCTGAAGGTATTAACACAATAGCATTAGGTATTGCAAGCCATGCTGAAGGTCAAATAACACAATCAAATGGTCATTTTTCACATGCTGAAGGTTATGCTTCTATTTCTTCTGGTGATTATTCACATGCAGAAGGTAGCAGTACATTAGCTAGTGGTTCACATAGTCATGCTGAAGGTATCTCAACTACAGCATCTGGATTATATAGTCATGCTGAAGGTAATGCAACAAAAGCAACAGGAACAACAGCACATGCTGAAGGAACTAGTACAATAGCAGGTGGTACTTATTCACATGCTGAGGGTTCTGGAACAACAGCAAGTGGAAGTACATCACATGCTGAAGGAAGTGGTACAACAGCACAAGGTGATGCAAGTTATGCTGGTGGTATTAGAACAAAAGCTATTGGAACAGCATCACATGCTGAAGGAACTGGAACAACAGCGTTAGGTATTTATTCACATAGTGAAGGTAGTGGAACAACTGCATTTGGACAAGCGAGCCATGCTGAAGGTAGTGGTACTATTGCATCTGGTTTAACATCACATGCTGAAGGTAGTGCAACAACTGCATCTGGATTATATTCACATACTGAAGGAACTAAATCAATTGCAAGTAATTTTGCAAGTCATGCAGAAGGTAGTAGTACAACTGCAAGTGGTATTGGGTCACACTCTGAAGGTAGTTTTACAATAGCATTTGGAATAACAGCACATGCTGAAGGAGCAAGTACATTTGCACAAGGTGATTATTCACATGCTGAAGGTGGTGGTACAACAACATTAGGTAATTATTCACATGCTGAAGGTACAACTACAACAGCAAGTGGAACAGCTGCACATGCTGAAGGTCAAAGTACAATAGCAAGCGGTGAAATGTCACACGCTGAAGGATATTTAACTAAAGCTAACGGTATTGGATGTCACTCTGAAGGTCAAGAAACAACAGCAGATGTTGATTATGCTCATGCTGAAGGTTACAGAACAACAGCAAATAATCTTGGGTCACACTCTGAAGGATTATTAACAATAGCAAGTGGAGAATATTCACATGCTGAAGGTCAAAATACTCTTGCAAGTGGTGCTGCTACTCATACTGAAGGTGCTGGAACGACTGCATTTGGTAGTCAAAGTCATGCTGGTGGTGTTAATTCAATAGCAAATGGTGAATATTCATTTGTACATGGTCATACTTCAACTGCTGATGGTACGAATACAATTGTATTAGGTGCAAATATAACAGGTAATGTTGATGATACAACTTATGTTGACCAATTGAATATTAAAACAGTTGGTTCTACACCATTCTTTAATGATATTAGTATTGACAACAACGGTTTCTTAACAACAACGGTTTCTGATGTTAGATTAAAAGAAAACATTGAACCACTTACAAATGCTTTAGAAAAAATAAAAGCATTAAGAGGCGTTTCGTATCAATGGAAAGATAGAAGTTCTGGTGGTGATGCTGTGAAAATAGGTTTTATTGCACAAGAGGTTAATGAAGTTGATGATAGACTTACATTTGTACATAAAGAAACTGAATTAATGGGTATCCATAATAATAGCATCATACCATTATTGGTTGAGGCTGTTAAAGATATATCTGATAATGTTATACCTTATTATACACCAACATCATCTTTGGATGAAACTTATAAAGAAGGAAAACTTACACGTGATGATGATTATATTTATATAAAGAATAAAAATGAATGGAAACGTATCTTAATGGAGAGATTTTAATAAATGGGTAACATAAAAAACTATAATTTCAATAAACTAAAACTTAATTTATCACATAGTGATTATTGGGATTTTTTCTTAGGTAATGATGAATATACACCTTCTAGTATTGATGTAATGACTGGTAGCTGTTTTGTTGTTTGGTATGATTTCAATAATGTTTCCATCTATCCAAACAGTGCTACTACAGCTACTACTATTCATAGTCTTGTTACTTGGGATGATGCAGTAAATACTGGTTATACCTTAAATACTTTTGGTCTTACTGGTATTGACAATGGTTATATCCCATATATTAAGGATAATTTAGACCCAACAAATCAAAATTTAGTCGATTTGTTAACTGGAAGTACTTTATTAATTCCATCTGGTGATACTAGACTTACATTAAATTTAGTTAGTGGAAGTACCGAATCATTTGTTTATCCAACCCAGCGAATTATTGATGCAACACATGGTGATTATATGCAATTTTGTGGTGGTTTTTATCAAGGGTTCTATAAATTAGATGGATATAGTTATGAAGTTCTTCCAAATAGAGTAGAACATGGTTGGGCTGCTGAGTTTTGGTTAAACCCACAAGATATATGTAGCGCAACAACAGCTACAACGCTTAACGATACATATCCCGATAACAAAGGAATGTTTTTTTATCTTGGTTCACGTGCTGAAAATAAATTTTGGAATAAATTTGAAGGTAATGACACTGGTTGTACTAGTGGTTGTACAACATCGTCTGCTTGTACTGGAACTGTTAGTACTTTTTGTACTGTTATTAAAGAAAATGAAGTTAGTATAATAGGTGATAATGGTTTTGCTATTCCTTTAGACCCACCTGCTGCTGAGTTTGAACTAATTACCAACACTTTCTTGATTTATGGTAGAGCGTATGATGCTAGCCAACCTATATTAACTGGTAATACTGGTGAATTTATTTTAACTGGAACTCCAAATACTATTGATGACTCTTGTTGTCATGTTGGTAGTTTAACTGGTCTTGGAACGAAGACAGTTTATAATTATGATGGTAATGGAATTATCATTAAAAATGTTGATAAGGTAGAACCAACAACAAATCCTTTTTTAATTTATGGTAGAGGTGCTGGTATTATTAGTGGATGTACTTGTGGTTGCTGTGGACCACAGGATGGTTTAGGAAATCAAACGATTTGTAGTTATACTGGTAATACAGTAACACAAGATGAAATAGATTATAATTTTGATGTTATTGATAACGCTTTAGGTTTTAGAATAAAAGATGATGGAAGTATTGGGTACCGATTATTAATGATGACTGGCTCTTGTAATGCTGATGATACTGTTTACACAAGTGGAGTTACAATTCAAGAAGAATATTCAAGTAGTGGTATGGTACCATCAAATATTTGGTCATATGTTGTTATTCGATTTGTTACAGATTTTAAAGAAGGATGTGATTTACAAAATTCAAAACCACGACTAGGTAAATTAATGTTTTATGTTAATGGATATTTAAAATTTGTTGTTGAAGAATTTCCTGAATTTATTGGAAGACGTTTAAATGAATATAAAGATAAACAAATGGGTGTTCCATTTAACATTAGTTTAGGTGGTGGTAGTCAAGGGTTACTTGAAAGTCAAACATTTGATGGTTTAGATATGGCTGATAGAGGTTTACCTATAGAAGATAATTTTGCTGGTAGTTTTATTGGTGGGATATCTCAATTCAAGTTTAATATTTGTGACTTACCATATGCTAAGATTAAAAATAACTACTTATTAGATAAAAATAGATATTTATAAATAAAAAAATACGATGAATAATAACCTAATATTACGAACATTAGAAAGCCCTTTTAATGATAACACTAAACATAATGTTCTAAGTCAAGCTGATGTTGATAATAATTTTATTTATTTAAAAGGACAACTAATATATTCAGCAAATTCTTCTGATGGAATTGTTAATTTAGTTAAATACAATGGTGAAGCAATAACATTTAGTGGAGGTTCGAATTCTAATTTTTGGACTAGTGGTTCATCTGGTAATTATTCTATTATGGCTATTAATGATAGTACTTTGGATGCCACTGGTGATTATTCATATGCTGAAGGGAATTCAACAACAGCTGCTGGTAGTTCATCACACGCTGAAGGTTATCAAACAATAGCTAGTGCTAATTATGCACATAGTGAAGGTCAAACAACTATAGCTGCTGGTCAAGCCTCACACGCTGAAGGAAATGGTTCAACTGCCAGTGGTGCATTCAGTCACGCTGAAGGTTTACAAACAAAAGCTACTAGTAATTTTGCACACGCTGAAGGTCAGCAAACAACTGCTTCTAATACTGGTGCACATGCTGAAGGTGGTGGTACAAGTGCATCTGGTACTTATGCACATGCTGAAGGTAGTAGTACTACTTCATCTGGTTTTGGTAGTCATTCAGAAGGAAATACAACAATAGCATCTGGTGATACATCACATGCCGAAGGAAATTCAACGATAGCTGGTGGTGCATATTCACATGCTGAAGGTCAAGGTTCAAGAGCTTTAGGTCAGATGAGTCATGCTGAAGGTAATGCAACAACAGCGTTAGGTCAATCTAGTCATGCTGAAGGTCAAAATACAACAGCTAGTGGTGTTACATCACATGCTGAAGGTATTTTTACAACAGCTGGTAATTACGGTAGCCATGCTGAAGGTAATGGGACACTAGCTGTTGGTCAATCAACACACGCTGAAGGTCAAAATACAAAAGCTATTGGTAATTTTTCACATAGTGAAGGTACTAATACATCAGCTATTGGAATATCAAGTCATGCTGAAGGACAAGGTACCTACGCATCTGGTTCAACAAGTCATGCTGAAGGTTTTAATACAATAGCAGTTGGTGATTATTCACATGCTGAAGGTAGTAGTACAACGACTATTGGTTTAATTAGTCATACCGAAGGTAGTTTTACAACTGCTATTGGGTTAACAGCACATGCTGAAGGGGCTAGTACAATAGCTCAAGGAGATTATAGTCATGCTGAAGGTGGGGGTTCAATTGCATTAGGTGATTACTCACATAGTGAAGGTAATACTACAATAGCATCTGGTGCTGCTAGTCACTCTGAAGGTTATTTAACCATAGCATCTGGTGTTACATCACATGCTGAAGGTCGTGAAACAACAGCATTAAGTGATTATTCACATAGTGAAGGTCACAAAACACTAGCAAGTGGTGTTGCAAGTCACGCTGAAGGTGATGGAACAATAGCATTAGGTAATAACAGTCATGCTGAAGGATATATTACATCAGCAAATGGTCCATATAGTCATACAGAAGGTCAATTTACAATTGCAAATGGTGAATCGAGTCATGCTGAAGGTAATGCGACAGCCACTGGTGCTTTTGCGAGTCATGCTGAAGGTAGTGGAACATATACTAATGGTGATTCTAGTCATGCTGAAGGTGAAACAACGATAACTTTTGGTAGAGCTAGTCATGCTGAAGGTAGTGGAACAACTGCACAAGGCGATTTCAGTCATGCTGAAGGTAATTTAACGATTAGTAGTGGTATTGCAAGTCACTCAGAAGGTCAATTAACAACTGCTATTAGCGATTCCAGTCATAGTGAAGGTCTCCTTACAACAGCATTAGGTGTTGCAAGTCACGCTGAAGGTGCTAGTACCACAGCAAGTGGTACTAGAGCGCATAGTGAAGGTGACCAAACGATAGCAAGTGGTGATGTATCACACGCTGAAGGTGGAAATACAATAGCAGCTGGTGGAAGTAGTCATGCTGAAGGTGCTTTAACAACAGCTATTGGTGACACAAGTCATGCTGAAGGTAATCAAACGACAGCTATTGGTCATTCAAGTCATGCTGGTGGTTATAATACCGTAGCTACTGGTGATTATTCTTTTGTGTCTGGTTCTGGTTCATCAGCAAATGGAATAGGAACAGTAGTATTAGGTGGTGGTATAACAGGAACAAAAGATAACACTATTTACGTTCCTAATTTGGTTATAACAAATATTAATAGCTATGTTGATGATGCGTCAGCTGATGCAGATACTAATTTAGATTCTGGTGAATTTTATTTATTAGATGGAAGTAGAATAGTTTATAGAAAACCATAACTTTTATCTGTATAGCTGATATTTATAATAAACATTAAAACATATGATATTCGAAGTTAAAAACGTAGAGATTCTTGGTGGTACAAGAGCAAAAGATGAAAATAATTCAACACAAATGTTAAGTATTTTTGTTGGAGTAGTAGGTTGTCCTTATTCTGATATATTTGCTAATAGAGTTGTTGAGTATGAGTTTTCAAATTCAATGAGTATTCAAACAGTTAAAGACGGTATTCCAGAGTTTGCTGCTAATTGGGTTACTGAAAATTATCCAGAAATAATTTAAAACAATGATTTTTAATATTAATAAACATTCTACATTACCTGTTCTAAAAATGGAGTTAATAAATGATGGTCGAAATGATTTTCATAAATTCCACGAGTCAATTCAAAACGCTAATATTTATTTCACCATGACAAATGTTGTTACAGGTGTTAAAATAATTGCGAAAAAAGTTGCAGGTATTCAATTAGTGGAACCACAAAATGATTGCGTTGGGGATGAATATTATATTATTTATCAATTTAGTGAAAAAGAAACATCCACTGCTGGAAATTATGTTGGTAAATTTACTATTGAATTTCTTGATGGTTCTGGTACCCTAATCATGCCAATTTATGAGTCATTATATATTAATATTTTAGAAGGAGATATTAAAAAATAACTCTATTACTTGCAATATTCAAAATTTATTGGTAACTTTGTAACATACAAAGTTAAAAAAATTACTTGTCATATCTAGTTTTTTTCAGTATCTTTGCTTAAAATTAGCAAATATGCCTGAGATTAAAACACAACTTACAAATGAACTAATAGAAAATTTCCTAGAAGGTTCAGACCCACAAAAATTTATCGTAGCTGTAGAATCGGAGTACAACACCAATGTTGTTGAGCTGATTATCAATGACCCAGAACGTGGTAAATACACTGAACGTCATAAATTTCAACCATTCCTATGGTTTAAAGAAGACGTAACCCAATTAATATACGAAGGCAAGCGCATGAAAATATTGGAAGCGTGTGCTAAATATGATATAAAAATTTCTAAACTTAGAACCAATAACGATGATGGTTATATACCCCCACGTATGGAAAACGGTTACAAGTTTTTAGCAAAGTGTAAACGCTCTTATAATGATTTAATAAATTTCTTCAGAGAGGGTGGTATTGATATCTTTCATAAAGATAATATTAAAATGTTCGTAATGTTTAGTCCAACAGAACAATTTTTGATTCAAACGGGTAAGCGTTTATTCAAAGGTATGGATGATTATGATGATATTCATAGATTTCAATTTGACTTAGAAACTGAGGGTTTATTCGCCTCAAAACACGCTATTTTCCAAATAGGTGTACGTGATAATAGAGGTAAAGAATTAGTATTGGAGGTTGATGGGGATTCATTTCAAGAGAAACGTAATTCAGAAAGAGAAACCATTCAAAAATTCTTTAAAATTATTGATATAATAAAACCAGATGTAATTACTGGTTATAATTCAGAAAATTTCGATTGGCCATACATTTTTGAACGAGCTGAACGTCTTAATATGGATGTTAAAGATTTAGCTATTACACTTAATAGATTATCTAAGATTAAACGTAAACCAGCAACACTTAAATTAGGTGGTGAGACTGAAGCTTATACTCAAACTCATATGTATGGTTATAACATATTAGATATCTCACACTCTGTTCGTAGAGCAATGGCTATTAACTCTGAAATCAAAAGTTGGGGTTTGAAGTATATCACACAATACTCTGAAATAGCAAAACCAAATAGGGTATATGTCCCTGGGGATAAGATTAATACAACATGGCGTGATAAGATTAATCAATATGCTTTTAATGATACCAATGGTGATTGGTATAAGATTACAGAAAAAAATAAGCTTAAAGAAGATTATAAGATAGTTACAGGTGCATATTTAGTTCAACGTTATCTATGTGATGATTTATGGGAAACAGAACAAATAGATAACTTGTTTAATCAAGCATCGTTCCTTATTTCTAAGATATTACCAACAACGTTCATGCGTTCTTCAACCATGGGTACCGCTGGTCAATGGAAGTTAATCATGTCTGCATGGTCATATGAAAATGGATTAGCAATTCCAGAAACACAAGCAAAACGTGATTTTACTGGTGGTTTATCTCGTCTATTAGAAGTTGGTTATGCTAGAAATGTAGTAAAGTTAGACTTTGCAGCTCTATATCCAAAAACACAGTTAACTTGGGGTATTTTCCCAGACTTAGATATCTCAGGCGTAATGAGAGGTATGCTTACATATGTTGTTGATACACGTGATAAGTTTAAGTTCCTTACTGGTAAAGAAGGAAAATTAGGTGATAAGCGTCAAAAGTTTTTAGATGAAAATATCACAACACTAACACCAGAAGAAATAGTTAAAATAAAAGCTGAAATCGCTGAGCATTATAGATTATCAAATCTATATGATAAGAAACAATTACCTCTTAAGATTCTTGCTAACTCTTGGTTCGGTTCATACGGAGCACCATATATCTTCAATTGGGGTGATACTGACTCAGCTGAAGAAACAACATGTCGTGGTAGACAATCATTACGTCTTATGGTTAGGCACTTTACCGAAAAACATGGATTTAAACCACTTGTAGGTGATACAGATGGTTTTAACTTCTCATTTCCAGATAATATTGATGATATCAAATATACTGTTAAAGGTACTCATTGGAAGACAACTGAGGATGCTGGTAAAGAATTAAGTGGATTGGATGCGGTTTTAGCTGAATTCAATGAAAATTATATGGAAGGTAGAATGGGGTTAGATATTGATGATATCTGCGCCTCAACAATTAATTTTGCTCGTAAAAATTATGCCAACGCTATTGTTAAGAAAGGTAAGACTAAGATTAAATTAGTTGGGAACTCTATCAAATCTAAAAAAATGCCAGTTTATATTGAAGATTTTTTAGGTAATGCTATCAAGATGTTATTGGATGGTGATGGGCATTCTTTTATTAACTACTATTATGATTATGTAGATAAAATTTACAATTATCAAATACCACTTGTTAAAATAGCATCAAAATCTAAAGTTAAAATTAGTCTTGCTGATTACAAGAAAAAGGCAACTATGAAGAATAAGGCTGGTAATCCATTACCGAAACAAGCTCATATGGAATTAGCTATCAAACAAGGATTAGCTATAACGTTGGGCGATGTTTTATACTATGTTAACACTGGTACTTCTAAGTCACAAGGTGATTTAAAAACTATAAACAGGTCTAAACTGTCAAAAAAACAATTAGAAAAATACATTACTGAACATGGTGGTCCACCTGTATCTGAAATAACAGTACAATTAAACTCTAGATTAATTGAACCATCGGTTGTTGAGCGTGATTTTGAAATGATTAAAGAACTAGAAATGCTTAAAAAAGCTATTCTTTATTTAGGTGATGGACAAGATGTTTTAGAAGACATAGCAACCATGCAAATTAGAATAGACGAAATAGAAGCTAGTTTGTTTGTTGATGATTATAATGTTGCTCGTTATTTATTTGCATTCAACAAAAAAATTAAACCTTTATTAGTATGTTTTAATGAAGAAATTCGTGATAGAATTCTTCTTGATATTGTAAAGGTAAAAAATAAAGAGACTAAAACTACAACAGAGAAACTTAAAGAACGTGTTATCTTTACCAAGTCAGAATGCGAATTAATATCTGGTAAGCCGTTTAAGGTTACTGACCAAGATTCATATGAAGAACTTATGACCATGGAAGATAAAGAAATTAAATTCTGGGATAAGGTTAATAAGGTTCCTAACTATATGGAAGAAGAGGTTTGGGAAGTAATTAGAGCTGATTATCATGTTAGAATGATTAAAGCTAAAGCTGATGGTATCATACATGAAAAAGATTTATTACTTAAGATATTTAAACGTTTAGAGTTAAAAGAACTCAGAGCAGCTGACAAAGGTATATTACCAACTGAGGTAACTAATATAATTACAATGATTGATGGTGGGAATTTCACATCAAAGAAATGGAGTGAAACAATATGTCATCTTGGAGATATGTTCGAATTTGAGGCCGAAGCAATTGAACGAGATAATTATTATCGTTTAACTGGGAATGAGAATCTAGATAATAGATACGAATCATGGTTAGATTATATATCAGAACAAAAAATCTTAACTGGTGATACTATACAATTAGATGTAGAACCTAAAACTACCAATTTAGTTAAACTTAAAAAAGTAACTGAATTAGAAAAAGATGATGATGGTGGTGATGAAGGGGAACCTACAGATTCAGATGAATTCGATGATGAACTTGAACTGACTTTAGACCATGAAGGTAACCTTGTTCGTAGTGAAGAAGTTTTAAAGTTAGATGATGAAGTTGATGACACATTCGGTGAAATCCCAGAAGAATTTATACTAGCAAATTTAGAACTGAAAAAGGAATCAGATGATGGATGGTTATTTTAAACAAAAAAGGAGCATATGCTCCTTTTTTTATGGTTAGAAAACCCAAAAACCCATCGGTTGGTGTTTAAGTGTTCTATTTAAATTCTCAGCTTCATTAGCACTACGTTCTAATTGACTTGTTGACGATAATCTTAATAATCTTGCATCAAGTCTTTCGAGTATCAATGTTCGTTCATCGTTTCCTTCACTAATTAATGTTTCATAATCCATGGTCCTCTCAGCTTCTGGTGGACCTACTATACCACCAAACTTACCACGTGTTCTACCTAACGCTCTTTTGGCTTCAGCCATAAATAATTGACGAACGAGTGTTTTGGTAGGTTCATTAAATTCACTAAATTCTAACTTAGATAAAGGAACTTGATTTGGCATCTTGATAATGTCTGGATTATCTAATAAACACTGGTCGGTGTTACCTGAACTTGTATCGTAATAAAAATACCATACAACACAACCAGTTATATTAGTTGTACCACCGATACCATGACCAAACGAAAGCTTAGAACCAGGCGTAGACAATAAATGTAACAATTTAGTACCATTAGGACCAGCTGTTATTTTGTATACTAATTCACTTCTAACTATTCTATTTTTTAAATTCATATCAGCTGCTGTTAACAACACATCAAAAGCTGGTGCTATGTAATAACCTCTATTAGCTGCACCAACACCAGTACCAGCTGCTCCTGTTTGTGCGAACCCACCACCAAAACCATAATCAATACCGCCATAATTAGCTAATAACGCTTGGTTTGTTGTTGGTGGTGTTATCCAAAGAACTTCATTTATTTCACGACCTGCTGGGATTTGATATACTTGTCTACCCGCCTCAAGACTCACGTAATCTTTTTTAAGTTCCCATGGGCCATTAGCTTGAAGACCTACTAATTTTGAATAAGCATAAGTTGATTGTTGAACGTAGTCCAATGACCTAACACTAAGGGCAAACGCCATGTCAGTAGTGGTTATATTATGACCCAATAGTGATTGCCATTGATGTTCAATTAACCATTCTTGTACATGTTGAGCATAGTCTTCAATAGCTAATTCTAGATATGTACAAAGTTGTTCATCAGTTAATTCAATCTGACGTAACGGAGCACCCATAGAATGTCTGAATTGTCTGAATATTTTTTCTCTTTCTTCAATATTTATTGCCATATTTGTATTTTACTATAAATATCACATAAATATAATTTAAGCTATTCTTCTAGAAATCTCTGTACAAGTTCACTAGCCTCTAAAATTGATTGAAAGCTGACATTTGGAACCAATATTTGTTTACCAACTAATACTATTGGTACTTCATCTGAATTTGTTACTTTATGTAACTTCTCAAATTCATCTGAATTTTCAGGTAGACTAACATTAACCTCAGTAAAATCAATGTTTTTAGCTGTTAGTAATTCTTTTAATTCTGAACAATATGGACAACCATCTATTGTGTATATTATCGGTGTATTCATTTAAATGTTATTTATTTGGTCTATTAATAATTCTATTATTTCTTCTTCAGAAATCTTTTTATCACCTAGAATTATATCAATGTTATTTTTCTTAGTTTTTAATGTATCCCACATTCTAAATGAAATTGTGTCTTCAAATAATTGATAGTAAATCAAAACATCATTTTGTTGTCCAATACGATAATTTCTATCCTCAGCTTGTTCGTTTTGACCTGGTACCCAACCAAAAGAATTAAAGATACTTACAGAACCAGATGTTAATGTTATACCAACACCAGCAGAATTTAAGTTCCCAACAAATACTTTTATTTTATCATTATTTTGAAAATCATCTACAGATTTTTGTTTCTGTTTGATGGTCATAGGTCCATTATGTTTAACAGCTATTTTCCCAAAGTGTGCATAGAGTGCATCTAATTCATTAGTGAATGTTGTAAATATGATAACTTTTTTACCCATTTCAATAGCGTTTTCAACCATTTCAATTGTTTGTGGAATCGCTTCCATTGCAATAAATTCTCTTAACAAAACTAATTCAACCAATTCTTTTTGTGAATCAATATTTCTCTTTTTTTCTTGTTTTCTTTTAAGTGTATAATCTTCCCATAATTGTTCGTATCTCACTCTACTGGTTTTTGATAGTCTGTGATAAGTAGGTATGATAGTTTTTTCTGGCATATCTAACGTATCTTCTTTTAGTCTACGTAATAATAGATTACTAACCTTTTTACCTAATTCATCCAAATTACTGGCACCATCGGTAACCCAAATTTGTCTTTTTTGACCATTTTTAAGCGTTTTAAAGAACCTTTTACCATCACAATATCTAACAGCATAGTGTTTCCAATTTTTTACTATTGATGATTTAATTATCTTCAAAAGATTAAAAAAATCCATTGGTCTGTTGGCTACTGGTGTACCTGTTAATAACCAACATTTTTCAATGTTATATTTGTTTGATAGCTCTACCATTATTTTACCACGAATACTCTCATTATTCTTTAAATAATGAGCTTCATCAACAATACATATATCAAAATTAGAATTAACCAATTCTCTTTTTAATAACTCACCTTCTTTTAGTGTAACATCCGAAAGTGTATGAAAATTTTTAAGAATATCAAAATTGATTATGGTGAATTTAGCTTCACACCATTTTTTCCCATCTATAATGCAAGTATCATCACAAAACATATTTATTTCTCGCTCCCAGTTAATTTTAACGGCTGATGGACAAACAATAAGTATTTTTTTAGCACCACTTTCTAATGCAGCTATAATTGCTTGAATAGTTTTACCCATACCCATACCATCACCTAACACACACCCATTTCTAGAAAGTAAAAATTTAACCCCTTCTTCTTGGTGTTTGAATAGTTTCTTTCCTGATTTAGCCAGAATATCATTATATCGTGTAAAATCTACTTGAATGTTTATGGGTTCAAAATAAGGGTCTTCTAATACTTGTGTTTTAGGCAACCAATACATTCTAGACTCTATTTGATTGCGTTTTAATTTACCATATACGTGGTATGATTTTTCAGTTTCAGCTAAAATAAATTCAATTAGTATTTTTTCTGGTACAAAACTTACACCATCATTTTTTTGTAATTCTAAACCTAAATATTCGGTTATGTTTATAACACGGTTAATAAACAATGGTTCTCTATCATGATTTTCCACGATATATTTTGATTGTGTATCTGTTAATATGATTTTTCCGTTCTTAAGTAGTTCATTCTTAAGTTTTAATAAATAAGGATTTATACCATCATATGTTTCTAATAATGAAAGTGCTGAATGTCCTTTTAAGTCATCTAATGATATCATTTAATCTATTTTCTACATCCAAGTGTATCGTTAATAACCTGGATTTGTGGTTATAAATATACTATTTTTTTTTAATAAAATCAAGACTAATACCAATATTTTTAATATTTATAGTAATACAACTTAAAACAATGAACAACAAAAAAATTATTCCAATAACACGTATTAACAAATGGTTTAGTGAAGAAGACTTCGATTTGGAGATAAGTATGGGTCGTGAAGCAATTGAAGGCGATGGAAATTTTACCTTAATCCTATATAGAGTTGATAGACAACTTACAGAATACGATGATTTATATGGTGAAGCATCTAAAGACGGTATTAGATTTTTCCCACCTACAGAAATAAAGGTTGTTCCTATTCTTGCAGAAGCTCAAAATGAAGCATACAATAAAGGTAATAGTAGTGTCAGATACATTCAAGATGGAAATTTAACGTTTGGGGTTTATTCGTCACAATTAACGGATTTAGATGTTGAAATTAGTTTTGGTGATTATATTGGTTACCCTGTAAGCGAAACTGAAATCAGATATTTCAGTGTAGCAAATGATGGTATTAAGAATTTTGATAATCGACATACAATTATGGGTTATAAGGGTGCTTTTAGAACAATCATTTGTGTACCAGCAGATTCATCAGAATTTTCAGGTGTTTAAGACTATTTATAACCAACCAACTAATAACATATATTATGACTATGCCAAAAGGATATTTAACCAATATCAATATTAAAAATCAAAAGATAGGCGAACAACAACGTCAAGCACTCTTAGACAAGATTACCAATAATGGTACGTTATTGCCAAGAGGTGTGTTAACAGAAGATATGGACAATTCTTTTGTAGATTTCGTTGGTGCAGAAGATGGTTTATCAATATCTACTAGTGGTAATAAGGTTCCAGTTATTTTTTTAACGCTTCAAAAATGGACAGAATTTACTAAAACTTGGGCTTTTACTGATAAGTATAAAGACATCCAAATGCCATTTATTACGGTTGTTAGAAGACCTGATATACAGCAAGGTCAAAATCAAGCTGGTCTTTGGAATATTGCTGGTGGTAGAACTTATACAATGGTTAAGGTTCAAACATGGGATGGTATTAGAAAAGGTATTGATTTGTATAAGATTCCTCAACCAACTTCAGTCGATATCACTTATGAGGTTAGGTTATTTACGCATAGAATGAAAGATTTAAACGTTTTACATGAAGTAGTTCAAAAAACTTTCCAATCTAGACAACATTATATTACACCGAATGGTCATCCAATGCCTTTAAAGTTGATTACGATAGGGGATGAGAGTAATGTTGAAACACTTGAAGACCGAAAGTTTTATGTTCAAACTTATGAGATGACGTTATTAGGTTATTTATTAGATGAAAAAGATTTCATAGTTGTACCAAGCGTTAATAGAACTATTGTAACTAATGAAATTTCAGTTACAGAACAAAATAATAAAATTGAATTGGGTAGTGAAATTAGTGGGACTGGTGTAACACTTACTTTTACTTTTTTACAAAATTCGAGCTTGCAGTATACCTTTTCACCTCAAAATAATATAACCCTTAACTCATTAGTTAATGTAGAAAATATATCAAGAATAATAATAAAGGTTAACAATATTAGTATGTTTGATGGTTTGATAATGAGTTCCCCTTTGATAATTAATACTAGTGATTTAGTTACGGTTAAGATATATAAACCTACCAATAGTATTAGCGAATTTCAACTGATTGGGACGATATAAGGTTATAAATATTAGGAAATTGATTTTATCTTCAAACGGTAGGCTACTTTTGAACAAAAGCTAATATTTATAATAAACAAAAAGATAAAGTAAATAATAAACTAAACAAACAAAACAATATGGCAACAAAAGTATTCGTTAGTCCTGGTGTTTATACATCTGAAAAAGATATAACATTTGTTACCCGTCAAGTTGGTGTTACAACACTTGGACTAGTAGGGGAAACAACAATAGGCCCAGCCTTTCAACCAATTTTTATAAGCAATTATGGTGAATTCCAATCTTTCTTCGGTGGCTTAAACGCAACCAAGGTTAAAGATACTGGTGCACCTCAATATGAGTTACCTTATATCGCTAAATCGTATCTATCTCAATCAAACCAATTATTCGTAACAAGAGTATTAGGTTTTTCTGGTTATGATGCTGGTATGGCTTGGGGTCTTACTATTGATGCTGCAATTGACCCTTCAACTGTTGGTACAACAGCTGGTGGTTCAGCTAAGAACCCATTGATAAGCTATTCAGCTACTTCTGGTGGTGTTATTACAACGCTTGTATCTAGCGACCCAATAGTTCAATCATTTATTAATAATGGAACACTAACTTCATCACTTGCATTCTTAGGAACATCATCTACTGGTTCTAGTGTTTCAATTGTTGTTCCAGAAACTTCTTATCTTAAATCTGGAACTTCATTTACAGGTGTATCATTTAACTTATATGTAAACGCCAATAACTATGCAACACATGGTAGTGGTATTATCACAGGAACAACTACAGGAACAACTATCTACTATTCTGGTACTAGCTATTCTGAAGTTGAAAATAAATTGGTGGCTTTATTACGTTCTAGAGCAACTATAGATGCTGCTACTCAATTACCTAGTTTTGAAGTTACAGGTGCTACTGGTGTTATATTTGACCCAGCATTTACAGGTGCTACTACAAATGCTTTAGGTGTGTTCTCATTAAGTGGAAATTCTAACTTACAAGGTGCATTCGATTACAACGTTTCTTTAGATAAAACACAAAGAAATTATTTACCTAAAGTTTTAGGTAGAGGAGCACAAGATGGTAAAACTGCGTTATACGTTGAAGAATTATACGATAATATGTTTTCATCATACAATGCTGATGATAAAATCAGAGGTATCAAACAAAGTGTTATTCCTTACGCAACTGATTTTTCAGATTATTTAAACGAATATCAACCTGCTGTAACACCTTATATTGTTTCTGAATTACGTGGTAACAAAGTGTTAAGATTATTCAGATTGTGGACAATTTCAGACGGTAACGCTGCAAACGAACAATTTAAGATTTCAATTCTTAATGTTAAACCTGATACAAGAGAATTTGATTTACAAATTAGAGGTTTTTATGATACTGATGCACAACCAGTAGTTTTAGAAAGCTATACACGTTGTACTATGGACCCTACATCTAACAATTATATTGGTAGAAAAATAGGTACACTTGATGGCGTTTATGTTTCTAACTCTTCATATGTATTAGTTGAAATGGATGATACTTCAGATACTAGCGATGCTTTCCCAGCTGGGTTTATTGGTTATCCAATTCGTGATTACCAAACTAACAGCAATACTAGTGTTCAAGACCCTTCAATCTTATATAAAACTACTTACGGTGCTTTTGAAAACAAACGTAAATTCTATTTAGGTCTTTCTAATACTGTTGGAATTGATGCTGACTTCTTTGATTATAAAGGTGTACCAACAACAACAACACCTAATGAATGGACTGGATTAACAGCTGGTTTCCATATGGATATTGACGCTACTGGAGTTACCATTGATAACGTAACAGTTGTTATAAACGCTAGTGGAGCAACTTATAGTCCAATCTTTACTTTTGAAACTGGTGATGCTGAATTCAGAACAGAAACTGGTTTACTTAACGGACCATACGAAAAAGTTTATTCTCGTAAATTTACATTCACACCATATGGTGGTTTTGATGGGTGGGATATCTATAATACAAGAAGAAGTAATACTGATAGATTCCTTATCAACGGTACTTATGGACAAGCTGGTTTAACTAGTGGTGCATTTTCAAATAGAACCTTAACAAATGGTGATATGGGTATCAACTCAGATTACTACGCATACTTAGAAGCTATTTGGACATTCAGAAACCCAGAAGCTGTTAACATTAATGTTTTCGCAACACCTGGAATTGATACGTTTGATAATACAAACTTGGTTGAAGCTTCAATCGAAATGATTGAAACTGAAAGAGCCGATTCATTATATATCGTAACAACTCCAGATATGGCAGATGGTAGTATCTTATCAGCTCAAGAAGTTGTTGAAGTATTAGATGGTCAATTTGACAGTAGTTACTCATGTACTTACTGGCCTTGGAATCAAATTAATGATGCTGAAAACAATGTATTAATATTTGTACCACCTACAAGAGATGTTGTTCGTAACATAGCTTTGACTGATAATATTGCGTTCCCATGGTTTACAGTTGCTGGTATGCAACGTGGTGATGTAGATGCTATTCAATCAAGAAAGAAACTTACATTATCTGAAAGAGATACGCTTTATGAAAATAGAATCAATCCGATAGCTACTTTCACTTCAGACGGTATCAAGATTTGGGGTAATAAAACACTACAGGTTAAAGAAACTGCTCTTAATAGAATCAACGTTAGAAGACTTTTATTACAAGCAAGAAAACTTATTTCTGCTGTTTCAGTAAGATTGTTATTCGAACAAAACGATACTATTGTAAGAAACCAATTCTTATCATTAGTTAATCCAATCTTGGATAACATTAGAAGTGAAAGAGGTTTAGTTGACTTCCGTGTAGTTCTTTCTAACGACCCAGAAGATATTGATAGAAACCAATTAACAGGTCAAATATTCTTAAAACCAACGAAAAGTCTTGAATTTATCAAAATAGAGTTTACAGTAATGAATACTGGAGCTTCATTTGATAACATTTAAACAACAATACACAATTAAAAAGCCCTATTAGGGCTTTTTTTGTTTAAGCAAAGTATTTATATTATATGACTAAATTAATAATAACTGAACAACAATACAAAGCTCTTTTGTTGAACGAACAACAAACTAGAATTAATGAAAATTCAAATGATGTTATATTAGGTGTTGCTTATATTTTAGGTGTTAATCTTACTGGAAGGAATAAAGAAATAGGGATGAAAGCTGCTGAAAACGCTAATACTCTAGATAAGATTAAATCAACACTTGAGGATGAAAATAAAACTAAAGATTTACTAAAATCTTTGAGTGAAAAAGGTATGTCAAATCCAGAATCAATAATCGCTAAAAATTTAGAATCATTGGTACACAAATATGGTTTTGGTCATAAAGTTTATAATAATTTACAATCTTTATTATAAAATACGATAAAAAACAAAGTTTCAGATATTTATTATCAAATAAGAAAAAAATTAAACAAACAAATACAACATGGCCGATTTATTAATGAAAATGCCTTTGCCTTACGAACCTAAAAGGAAAAATCGTTGGCTTATTACTTTCCCTGCTGACCTTGGTATACAACAATGGTGGTTATCATCAGCATCTAGACCTTCAATAACTCAAAACGAAGTGGAAATTCCTTTCCTTAATACATCTACTTGGGTGATTGGTCGTTTTACTTGGGAAGCAATTGATGTTACGTTCCGTGACCCAATTGGTCCTTCAGCATCACAAGCTATCATGGAATGGGTTCGTCTTCATTCTGAAACAATAACAGGTCGTCAAGGTTACGCTGCTGGTTACAAACGTCCAGTAGAATTAGAAATGCTTGACCCGACAGGTGTTGTTGTTGAAAAATGGTTATTAGATGGAACTATGGCAACAAATGTTGGTTTTGGTGATTTATCAATGGACGATGATGGTATTGCAGAGATTACTGTAACACTTAGATTTGACCGTGCTATTTTATTATTCTAAGATTTTTATTTAACAATAATTTCAATAAAATTCCCCTAATATTAGGGGAATTTTTGTTTATAAGGTATTTTTAAGGTTTACAAAAAAAGTCAAGCTAGTATATTTATCATAAAATGTTATTATGGCTTTACGAAAAACAACCAAACCTCCAGTAGTGAAAAAACCTACTAGTCTCTCTAAAAGTACCTCAAAAATGCTTACAGCAACAAAAAGACAGGCTAAAAAAATTGATATTAAATTACCAAAAGATATTGAGGATTACTACACTGTAGATTATGAAACAGCTTCTACTGTAACTTACCCAATCATTAATAAATCTGAAAGTATAAAAGTATTGTCTGAAGTTGACCCTAAACTAGTTAATAGATTTATTGTAACTTTCCCAGAACGCTTCAATATCGCACAATGGTCTGTTGCTTCTTTTTGTAAACCTGTAATCACTCCTGATAATAAAGGGTTTTTAAGTATTAAATTGTATGATTTAACTACAGTTTCAATATCTAAAAAATTATTAAAATTAAAAGACGAATCATTATTTAAATTAAAGTTAGATATAGTAGACCCTATGGGTGTTATAGTTGAATCATGGAAATTTA